GAGATGCTGAACCTGAAAGTATAGATACTGGAAAAATATTCCAAAATAATAATGATGGAACCAAGGGTACACAACCAAACGATCCTGTCAACTATGAAGAGAGTACAAGATTTTTTATAAGTGAACTTATTAAAGGATTAGGACTTGATCCAGCCAAAGCACTTAATAGTGGAGCTACTCCTGGAGGAGCCGGCGAAGCCATAGCAATGGCCTGTGCTAATATATTTGCTGAAAGCAGTTTTATACCTAAGAGCGAAAACATGAACTATAATGCTCAAGGATTAATTGACACATTTAAAATGTTTAAAAAGCCAGGAGGAACAGCATTAGCACAACAGTTATCTAGAAAACCTGTTCAAATAGCAAGTGTGGTATATGGAAATAGAATGGGTAACGGTGGTCCGGAAACGGGCGATGGTTGGACATATCGAGGAAGAGGTTTGATACAATTGACAGGCACAGACAACTATAAAGCATACGGTGGAATGATAGGGGTGGACATTTACAACAATCCTGAATTGGCAAATGATCCAGCTGTTGCTTGTAAGTTAGCAGTAGCGTATTTGACAAAAGGAGAAAAGGCCGGATTCATTACTTGGACGACTACTAATTTTACTTCATTAGGTAATCAATTTTTAAATGCTATTGGATATGTCAATTCAACAATAAAAGAAGGAAGAGATAAAGGTAAGACTAAAACTCAAGTAAGAATTGAATCAGGACAAAGCTATTGGTTAAGTATTAAGAAAGGGGAGTTGACTCCGTTAGCTTCCGTAACACCGCCAACACCGATAGCACACGGCGGAGGAGTGATGCAGGTACAATAATGCCATTGATAGCTAGAAAAGTAGGATCAGGAGATATAGTAAACACAGTACACCCAATCTGTGTTGCACCTGGAGACATACTTACAGACACGGGTAGTGCGACAGTATTTGTTGCTGGTCACGGTATACATAGAAAGACAGATCTCAATGAACCACACACACATTGTCCACCTGTTTACGGCACACCTTTGGTAACACATAGTCCAAATGTTTTTGCTGAAGATTTAGAAGTTGGCAGAATAGGGGATACCTATGATTGTAGTGCTGAGATTAAAAGTACAACGCAAACCACGGTATACGCAAACGAATAAATATTATTATGGCAGACTTATATAAAGAAATAAAGATAAAAACAGCAAAAGCACCCAAATTACCTGTTAGGCAAAAAGCCTATAGGGGATTTAGTACGGTCAATCCAGAAAATACAAGTTTTCAGCAATATGATCTAAGTTTAATTAAACAAGATTTGTTGAATCATTTCAATATAAGACAGGGCGAAAAAATATCAGATCCAACATTTGGATGTATTATATGGGATGCCTTATACGAACCTCTTACAATTGAATTGAAAGACGCAATAACAAAAAATGTAACAAATATAGTTAATTATGATCCAAGAGTTAGTGCTAGTGGTGTACAAGTGACAGAATTTGAGAGTGGATTACAGATAGAATGTACTCTTACATATCTCACATATAGTATCAGTGAACAGCTTCGGTTACAATTTGACAAGCTAAACGGCCTTACTAGTTAGAGAATTAAGTGGTCGGTTAATTCTATATAATAAATACATTTATAAGGATTAAAGGAAACCAAATGTCGTCTACAGATAGACAAAATAGACTGTTACTTGCTGAAGATTGGACCAAAGTCTACCAAAGTTTTCGCAATGCAGAATTTAAAAGTTATGATTTTGACTCTCTAAGAAGAGTCATGATTACATACCTCAGAAATAATTATCCTGAGGACTTTAATGATTACATAGAAACTTCAGAATTTTTAGCTTTAATTGATATTATAGCATTTTTAGGACAAAATATTTCTTACAGAGTTGATCTTAACGCAAGAGAAAACTTTTTAGAACTAGCTGAGAGAAGAGAATCTGTATTAAGACTAGCCAGATTACTTTCTTATAATCCAAGAAGAAACAGAGCCGCTAATGGTTTACTAAAATTTGATACAATTTCCACAACTGAATCAGTAGTAGATAGCAACGGAGCAAACTTACAAAATCAAACTATTATTTGGAACGATCCTAGTAACTCTAACTGGGCTGAACAGTTTAGAAGAGTGCTTAATTCTGCTTTACCTAACAACAATACAGTAGGCAAACCTAGAAAAACAAAAACGATAAACGGTGTATTAACCCAAGCATATAGATTAAATCAAAATACTACTAATGTTCCTGTGTATGGATTTACAAAAACAGTAAATGGTATTCCGGCACAATTTGAAATAGTTTCTACTGATATAGACGAGTCAAGTTTAACTTTAGTTGAAGAAACTCCTATAGCAGGAAATGCTTTACAGTTTATGTATAGAGAAGATGGTAGGGGTAATAATAGTTCTAATACAGGATACTTTTGTCATTTTAGACAAGGTACTTTAAACAACAGCGTATTTGATATTGCTAATGTTGTAGCAAACCAAAGAATCACTATTGAAGCAGATAATATTAATGACACAGATGTTTGGCTTACAAAACTTTCATCATCAGGAGCACTTGATAAAATTTGGACAAAAGTTGATTCTACAGAAGGAAACAATGCTATCTACAATAGTATAAACAAAGCAGTCAGAGATTTTTATGTAGTACAAACTAGAGCAGAAGATCAAGTTAGTCTAGTATTTGCTGATGGAACTTTTGGAAACGCACCAAGTGGACAGTTCCAAGTATTTTATAGAACAAGTGTGAATAGAAGTTTAAGAATAAGACCAGAAGAGATTACCGATGTCCAAATAGCTTTAGATTACACGAGCAAATCAGGTACAACAGAAACTCTTACTATAGGTTTAGAATTAAAAACACCTGTAACAAATGCTAGTCCTACTGAGACTGACGCAAGTATAAGAGTAAACGCTCCACAAACATATTATACGCAGAATAGAATGATTACCGGAGAAGATTATAACGTTTATCCTTCTTCAACTAATCAAGAAATAGTTAAAGTAAAATCAACCAATAGAGTTTCAAGCGGAATTAGTAGATATTTTGATTTAAAGGATGTGACAGGAAAATATTCCAGCACAAATCTTTACGGTAGCGACGGAATAATTTACAAAGAACAATTTGAGGAAAAGCAATCATTCACTTTTAATAATCAGACAGATATAGAAGGAAATATTGAAAATTTAATTGTTCCTATTTTACAAAAAAGAAGTACAACTAATTTTTACCTAGGAAATTTTGCTAAAATTATTGTAAGTGATCTTAATGCTACATGGAAACAGTCTACTAAAGCGTCTAACAGTTCAACAGGATTATTAGAAAATATTAATCTCGTACCTTTCCAAGTAGGATCTTTTACTACTGGATTTTTAAGATATGTTGAACCTGGCGCATTGTTAAAATTTGTTCCACCTACTGGGTTTTATTTTATAGGTAACGGAGACCTAACAAGTGATAGTACAAAAAAAGGTGCTACGGCTTACAAATGGGTCAAAGTAATAAGTGTAACAGGATCAGGTACAGCAGAAGATACTACAACCGGCGATGGTCCAATTACTGTTAATGCTGTATTACCAGCTAATAGTATAATACAAGAAGTAAAGCCTAAATTAGTAAAAGATATCACAGCTGATGTAAGATCACAAATTATAGATCAAGTTTTTGCTTACAAAACTTTTGGTTTGAGATATGACCAAGTAAACAGAATTTGGCGTGTAATTATAGCGGAAAATTTAAATGTAAGTGACGGATTTAGTAATGGTAAAACTGGAGATGTTACCGGTAACCAACTAGACAGTAGTTGGTTTGTATTATTTGAAACAGATGGCGAAAAATATACCGTTACAAATAGAGGCTTAAAATATATTTTCGAAAGTGATACAGAATTAAGTTTCTATTATGATGGACAAAATAAAATATATGATTCTGCTACAGGGCAATTAGTAAAAGATAAAATTTCCGTAATGAATTTTAACACTAAACCTGATGCGTTAACACAATTTAACAACGACATCAATTGGGAAATTGTAGGAGACTACAGGAACCAAGACGGATATGTAAATAATAAAAAAGTACAAGTAGGATTTTTTGATCTTAATGACGATGGGTCTATAGACGATCCTGATATTTTTGATGTGATTGTAGATCCGTTGGTTAATCCAACAACCAAGTACGTGTTTTTAAAGAAAGCAAGTAGCGATCAAGGGTTTAGTAAATTTAATTATTATGCCTTAGGAAGTAGCATTTCTATTGTTGCTACAGAAACAGCAATAGGTGCTTATTCTCAATATACAGACGGTAAGGTATTTTACATAGTTGATCAAAAAAACTTTAAAGTTCTTAATAATAATGTGTTAACACTATCAAGCGATTACCAAGCATACGTAGGTAGAAGTGATCTTAAGTTTCATTACATACATAGTGCTAACGATAGTAATAGAATTGATCCTAGTGCTTCAAATATCATAGACATATACCTTTTGACAAGATCTTATGATACACAATTCAGATCATATCTAGCAGGTAACACAAGTTCAATGCCTTTACCGCCAAGTAGTGATGAGCTATTTCAACAGTATGGCACTAATATTAATAAAGTAAAAGCAATAAGTGATGAAATCATTTATCATCCAGTAAAATATAAAATACTATTTGGGTCAAAAGCAGTTGATAATCTACAATCGATTTTCAAAGTTGTAAAAAATCCAGAAGCAGTGATTAATGATAACGATGTAAAAGTTAGAATTATATCAGCAATTAATAGATATTTTTCTTTACAAAATTGGGACTTCGGAGAAACTTTTCATTTTACTGAGTTAGCTACTTACGTGATGAACCAATTAGCACCAGACGTGGTCAACTTAATAATTGTACCTAAATTAGGAACACTTGCTTTTGGTAGTCTGATTGAGATAAAAAGCGAAAACGATGAAATATTTGTAAGTGATGCTACTGTTCAAGACGTTGAAATAATAGATTCTATCACAGCTTCTAGAATTCAAGCGTCAGGCAAAGTAACTACAAGCACCAGTACAACTAATGCTGGTATACAAAGTACAGCTTTGACTAGCACCACCACAAGCACAGCAACGACAACAACAGCAAGTTCAGGAACCACAAGTAGTAGCTCAAGTAGCTCAAGTAGCTCAAGTAGCTCAAGCGGTTCTGGTTCAAGCGGCGGAGGCGGGAGCTCCGGCGGCGGTGGAGGCTATGGATACTAATGGCTCAAGATGAAAATGCTATTCCAGTAAATGATGCGGATAAGAATAAAAGAAATTCTTCCGATTTATTACCTCGTTATTATCGAACAGTTGCTAATAAAAAGTTTTTATCAAGCACACTTGATCAGTTAGTACAACCAGGTTCTGTAGAAAAAGTTGACGGATTCATTGGAAGGAAAGATGCCAAAGCATTTAAAGCCAGTGATAACTATGTTTCAGAAATAAGTTTAGATAGAGATCAGTATCAATTAGAACCTGTATCTGTTATAAATGATTCAGCTGGAAATAATATATTTTACAGAGATTATAGAGATTTATATAATAGCATAAAAATACGTGGTGTGGATACTTCCAATCACGATTCAATGTTTTCACAAGAATACTATGCTTGGAATCCGCATATAAATTGGGACAAGTTTACAAACTTTAGAGAATACTATTGGTTGCCAAGTGGTCCTGATGCTATTCCCGTGTACGGGTCTTTTAGAGACGTTCAAAGCACATATAAAGTTACAAAACAAGTTAACCTTGATAACGATGCTTATGTATTCAATCAAGATAATCCTACAGGAAATCCTACACTAACACTTTACAAAGGACAAACATATAGATTTGAAGTTGATACTATCGATATGCCATTTTCAATTAGGACGTCAGTGGATATTACTTCTGATTCAAATTTATATACAAAAGGCATTACTGGACAAAAAGTAGAAGACGGAGTCTTAGAATTAAAGATAGACTTAGAATCACCTCCTATATTATACTATGTTGATTCTAATAATATAGAAGCATCCGGACTAATAATTATAAAAGACATAATTGATAATACTTTCTTAGATGTAGATAACGATATTGTAGGTAAAAAAACATATACAATGACAAACGGTAATCCTTTGTCAAATGGAATGAAATTAAAATTTTATGGTAACCTTACACCGTCAAAATACGCAGAAGGTTATTGGTACGTAGAAGGAGTTGGAGATTCCATTCAACTTATATCAGAATCAGATATATTAATTACAGCAGGATATCTACAAGATCAAGATATACAATTTGATGAAGGCGGCTTTGATGATTTTCCTTTTGATGATGCTGTATCATATGCGGACAAAAAAGATTATATCGTAATCAATAGAGCATCAAAAGATAGGAATCAATGGTCACGGTACAACAAGTGGACTCACAAAGATGTAATTGATATTACAGCTAAAATAAATGAAGTAGCTACTACACTGGATCAAAACTTTAGAGCAACTAGACCTATTATTGAATTTGACGCAGGATTAAAATTATATGATTTTGGAACGTTTGCTAAAAAATCAGTTGACTTAATTGATACAGTAAGTATAGATGTATTCTCAAATATAGAAGGAAGTCCTGGTTATTTTGTTGATGGAACAGAACTTGTTCAAGGTATGCGTGTATTGTTTACAGCTGATCCAGATAGTTTTGTAAGCGGCAAAATTTATGAAGTAAAGTTTATTAGTCAGAATTCAAATAATCAGATTACTTTGGTTGAAACTACAGACACAGCTCCAATAACAAATGAAACAGTTTTAGTCAAGTCAGGAGACAAAAACAAAGGTAAAATTTATTATTATAATGGGACGACTTGGAAACTAGGACAAAATAAAACAGAAATTAATCAAACTCCGTTATTTGATCTTTATAACGATACAGGTACAGCATTAAGCACACTTGAAGGAAGTACATTTAGAGGTAACAAATTATTTTCCTATAAACAAGGTACTGGTACAAACGATACAGAGTTAGGATTTCCTTTATCATACAGAACAATAGAAAATAGTGGCGATATTACATTTGACTTTAATTTATTAAGTGATACTTACAACTATGATCAGGTAGCTGATGTAATAACAGCAAGTACAGATACAGGTATATTACGAAAGTATTCAGCTATAGATGCATATACTAATGTAACAGGTTGGATAAAGGCAAAAGCTCTTTCAACTCAACCTGTTGTAAAACAATATACAACAGGGCCTAGGAACAATAATTTTATTGTTGATGTATTTGATAACAGTGGAAATCTTAATGATTTAAAAATTAAAGTTTTTGTTGATAATGCCTTACAAAAAGAAAATATTACCTATACAATTGATAGAATAAACAATTATGCCTATGTAAGATTTTATACAAATTTAGCCGATAATAAAAAAGTAGTTATAGAAGCAAATTCTAGTGCTCCTAAGAATCAAAGAGGACATTATAAATTTCCTATTAATTTAGAAAAAAATCCTATGAACGAAAATGTTGTGACATTTACATTAGGAGAAGTAATTGACCATGTAGATAGTATTGTAAGCAACGTAAACGACTTCGCAGGAGTTTATCCAGGAGTAGGAAACTTACGTGACCTTGGACCTCAATCACAATATGGTTTGAAATTTGTCCAACACTCAGGACCTATTAATCTTCCTATGTTTAATCTTACTGCTAAAGAGTATGACATGAGTAGAGCTGTTAATTATGCTGGTTTAGAATACATAAAATTTAAAAGAGAGTTTTTAAAAGTCGCTAATGAATTAGGATTTAATGGGGAAACAAAAATACATGTTGATAAAATTTTAGATAAAATTTTTGAAACAAATACAAAGCAAGATCCTTTCTATTTTAGTGATATGGTCCCCTTCGGTGGAGATACTTTAGCTGAATTTAAAATAGAAGATTCATCACAAACTATATTTCCAATTACAAGACCAGTAAGTTTTAGTACTTTGAATGAAAAGGCTATTTTAGTATATCTGGATGATAAACAATTAATTAAAGATATTGATTATACTATTAGTACTGAATCTTTTGTAGAATTAAAAATTGCCGTTGTTGCTGATCAAGTTTTAAAAATTTACGAATACGAAACAACAGATGGTTGTTGGATATCACCAACACCTACCAAGTTAGGTTTATATCCAAAATATGTTCCTGAAATTACATTAGATACAACCTATGTTTCTACTATTCCTGATTCAACAGGACCTTGGAAAATTTATGGAAGAGACGAAACAACAACTAAGTCTTATAAAAATAAAGTAGGATGGTTTTTTCCTTTATTTACTGACGAAGTATCCGCCCAAGCATATGATAAAGCTAATGGCGGAACAGGGTTAGCTCATACACATATCTTTGCTGGAGACAACAAAATTTGGTTTATGCCGTCAAATTCAATGAACCATGCTACTAACGATCCAAATGAATTTGAAGAATGGCCTTCAGCACAGCCTGTAATACAAGGACACGATGGATCAATTTGGCGTTGTTATGGAGATTATAGAGACGAACTTTTATTAGATCTTGAAAAAAGAATCTTCAATAATATTAAGATAGAGTATGATGAATCAATAATCAATATACAAGATTTTTTAAATACCAAATCACAACCTACAGCATTTGATAGATTTAAAACAGCTGATGTAATGATAGCTGATTTTAACCGTTGGTTAGAAACTGTTGGTAATCCAGATTACACTACAAATAGTTACTACAAAGTAGGAAATAATTTTAGTATTAATTTTTACAAACATGGTGATCCTAATAACATTACTGTGCCAGGTAGTTGGAGAGCAATTTATAAAGATTATCTTAATACTGATAGACCACATACACATCCTTGGGAATGTTTAGGTTTAAAGATTAAGCCAGCTTGGTTTGATAGTACATATGGTCCTGCTCCTTATACAAGTAACAACCTTTCACTTTGGCAGGATTTAGAAAAAGGTATAGTAAGAGAACCAAATAAAAAAATTGAATATAGACGAAAATTTAAGATACAAGATTTAACAAAATATATTCCGGTAGACAGCCAAGGAAATCTTTTAGATCCTGTATCTTCGGGATATTTACGAGGTGGTATAGCTAGTAATTACGATGACAATTTTAAGTTCGGTGACGAAGGTCCCGTAGAAACTGCGTGGAGAAGAAGTGCTCACTATCCATTTGCATTTATAAGAGCTTGGATGCTAAGACAACCAGCACAGCTTTTTGGTGTTGCGTTTGATAGAAGTAGAATAGCAAGAAATTTAGCAGGACAATTAGTTTATACCGAAACTAGTAAACGAATAAGTTTAGCAGATATCAAATTTCCAAACATACCTAGTGATACAACGAGAGTGTTTACATCAGGACTTGTTAACTATATGCAAGGTTATTTGATAGGTAACGAAGATATTACATTTAAAACATACAAAAGTAGGTTAGCTAATTTAGAAAATAAATTAGGTCACAAGATAGGAGGATTTACACAAAAAGATAAGTTCAGACTTATACTTGATAGTAGAAATCCGAATAATGAAGGAAATATATTTGTTCCTGAAGAAAACTATAATCTTGTGCTTACAAAAAGTATACCATTAGAGGTATATTCTTACAGTGGTATTGTCATAGAAAAAATACCATCAGGATTTATTGTAAAGGGATATGATAAAGATAGACCCTACTTTAATACTTTTCCAGTAATTAGAAAACAAAATGATAATTTAGTAAACGTTGGAGGCATAAGTGAAGAGTTTGTAACATTTGATACAGGACAAACTTATAGTATCGGACAAATTGTAGAAAATGCTGGAGTGTTTTTTAGAACTAAGACTGGTCACACTTCCGGCGGAGCAATTGATTTAGACTTTTTTACTAGATTAGAAAAACTTCCTGCGGAAGGAGGAGCAGATGCCTTTTTCTCAAAAACCTTTAACACAACACTAGAAAAAATTAATTATGGTGCTGTGTATTCTGACATCCAAGGCGTAGTAGATTTAATACTAGGATACGAAAAGTATTTAATGTCAGTTGGATTTAAGTTTAACACTTTTAACAAAGATTTAGAAGAAATAGAAAACTGGGCGTTAAGTGCTAAAGAATTTATGTTTTGGTCAACACAAAATTGGGAAGATGGTGCTGTATTAACTATAAGTCCTTCGGCTAGACAAGTATACTTTGAAAAACCTTATACAGTAGTAGATGACATATATGACAACTTTTATGATTACAGTTTGTTACAAGCAGACGGCAAAAGACTACTTGCTGACTTTGCAACAACAGAAAGAGATAACACAAATGAGTTTGGTATATATGTCAAAAACACAGACCAAGGAATATATCATCTAAAGGTTCCTGTAGTTCAAACAGAACATGCATTAGTTTTGGATAATTCTACAGTATTTAATGATGTAATTTATAACCGACCACAAGGATATAGACAAGAAAGATTAAAAGTAAAAGGTTATCGATCAGATGAATGGAATGGATCGTTAAATGTTCCTGGATTTGTTTTTGATGATGCTTTTGTTAATGTATGGACTTCCTATCAAGATTATAAGATAGGAGACATAATACAACACAAAGAATTTTATTATGTAGCAAAGTCTAATGTGTCAGGCACACAAACGTTTAATGCTAAAGATTTTGTTTTGTTAGATGAAAAACCTGAACAAACTTTACTTCCTAATCTTGATTACAAAGCTAGACAGTTTGCAGATTTTTACGATTTAGATAGTGATAATTTTGACTCTGAACAACAGCGTCTTGCTCAACATATGATTGGTTATCAAAAGAGGAAATATTTAGAAAATATTATTCCAGATGACGTGAGTCAATACAAATTCTATCAAGGAATGGTACAGGACAAAGGTACCAGAAATGTTCTTAACAAACTGTTTGATAAATTAGGTAGTGCTAACAAAGATAGTATTGAGTATTACGAAGAATGGGCAATCAGGACTGGGCGTTATGGAGCAACAGAAGGTAACGATCAATTTGAATTACTTTTTGATGAAGAGAAATATAGATTAGAACCCCAACCTGTAGAATTGGTTGATGAAGTAAATCCAAAAGACACTAGTTTAGTTTATAGATTAAACAGAAATGGTGTATACGCTAAATCAAAAAATTATGATCATAAGCCGTTTCCTACAAAATATTATTCAGACGAAACTATGTTTGTTAAATCCGCAGGATATGTTAATCCATTAGATGTTAATTTACAAATATTAAATTACACAGACCTAAGCACACAGACTTTAGGAAATTTAAAAGGTGGCGATTATGTTTGGACAGCGATAGACAAGTCACAAAAAACTTGGGGAGTATACAAATACATTCCTACAGATTATAAAATTAAAAGCACAACTGATACTACTGATAATAGTTTTACTATTACTCTAAACGTAGCTACTGATTTTGAAGCAGGAGATATAATTGCTGTAAACGATATAGATACAGATACTGACGGATATTACAAAGTAAAATCAACATCTTTAAACGTAATTACTTTAGAACATCCATCTACTAAGAATATAACAGCTACAGCTTCAGCAAACGGATTTGTTACTAGATTTAAAAACGTTAGGTTAAGTAAATTAAGTGAGGCTAACAATAATATCAAAGGTGAAGGTTCAAGATCATTTTCAATAGGTAGTGAAAATCTTAATACTGATAGAATATGGATAGACGACGATGATAACGGTAACTGGCTTGTCTTAAATTATAAACAAGTTTATGAATTAAAACCTAATATTGTTAACACCACAGCAGGATTATTAGATAGTACCCAAAAAGACTTTGGATCAAGTATAAGCGTAAATGATCAAAATAATTTAATGTCTATAACAGCTCCTAAAGATCTAAACGGAAGTGTATACATTTACAATAGACCAAGTGAAGCTACTGATTATAATCTTTTACAACAGATAGATGAAGATGCCTTTTACTTTGATCAAAACGGCGGATTTGGAACCAGTGCCGCATTAAGTCCAGACGGTAAATGGTTAGCTGTTGGTTCACCAGAAGCGTCTAACACTAAAAGTTTATTGAAAGGTGATTACAATAATCAAACTGCTTACATTAAAGGTGATGTTGTACTATACAAGGAACAGCTTTGGCAAGCAGATAGAGTAATAGAATCACAGGCAATACAAAGTTGTATAAGTCATGCTTCTAATGCTCAGGCCGCTGAGAATGATTACGATGTAAACACACAAGGATATCCAACAGTGGTTTACATGATGCGTGGTAACCATAGTATGCCTGATGCTAGTACAGACCATATTTTAGTAAGAGCAGAAACACAACAATGGGAAGCTTCGAAACCTGGAGATATATTAACTTTAAAATGGAATAGATACAAAACTGGAGCATTAGCTGGTATAGGTCCATTTAACAATGACAATGTAATAAACGAAACATTTATAAATGGAAATCATGTCATTGTAAACAAGGTTAAGATGGTTATAGAAGTTATTAGTGCCCTTGATGTGCCTGATGTAGGAGATGAAATTACAACAGAAACAGCTAGAGCAACAGTAGCATATAGATTTATAGATTCTGATAATAAGATGATTCTGTATTTAAATAATGTAAACGGAGAATTACAAACTTCAGGAACAGTCACTAGAAACAATGTAACTGTTGGTTCATTTACAACTGTAAATCATATCGGAGATGATTATCATACAGGTTGGTGGCAAATAGCAGTTGGTAGTAATTTTAGCACAACGAATCTTATAGAAACCAATCCTAATTTAGTAATACAAGATTTAACTTTAGCAGAAGAAGGTGCTCCAAGTACACCTAGTCCTTTTACAAATATACTTGATATTAGCACACAGCAATTAACTACAGAGCCTGCTAGGAATTCTTTTTATGGTATTTTGAGTTATTATAATGGCGCAACATCATCAAATGTAATTGACACAAGATGGTTTGTGAGAACAGAATTACAACATGGATCCACGTACCAAGTTGGTGACAAATTTAGAATGTGGGCTAACACTTTATATAATAGTGGAACTAGGCAAGATCCTGAACCAGTTTTAAATTTAAGTTTTAGTTACCTAAATAATACTGAACATACTGTGTCTGATATATGGAATGGTTTCTGTATCGTAAGACTTACTAACTTTGATCTTAATGGTGATCCTTTCTTACCACAAATAGGCGATACTGTAACTTGCTCAACAACAGGAAGTACAGCTGAGGTTGCATATATTCAAAGAGAATTTGCGACAATAAGAATATATTTAAAAAATAGAAACGGAACTTTCAGTAAAGGTGTAGATTTTAATGAATCTTCTAACATGACTTTTGTTGAGAATGATAGTACTGTTAGAACAATAGGTCCTATTAGTAGTTCGCATTTAGAAAATACTACAGCTGGAGTAATGTTAGTTGTAGACAAGTTAGAAAACATACAAGTAGGAACTGCTATATTTTTACAGGATAGAGAATATTGGATCTATAATACAAAAGTAGTGAACGGAGTTGAGGATTCTGCTAATCCTCCAGGACCATTAAACTTAGATTGGAATAGAGTTTATAATATACCATTAAGCACTTCTGGATATAGTTCAACGTTTGATAACGAAGGAACGTTTGCTATATATGAAAGAAAAGAATTAACGTTTTCTTTAAAGGGTTACTATACTGTTCCAAATTCAGCACCAAACAGAAGGCTTGGAAGCAAAATAAGATTTACAAAAACAGGCACTGATACATACAAATTATTTGTTTCAGCCGCAGGTGATAAAACAGAACTGAATGAAGGTAGAATTTATATATTTGATAAGTCCGCCACAGATGATTTTGTCTTATCCAATGATAATGATTATAGAGGAACTTTTAGTACAGCTTCTACATACTTTACAAACGATTTAGTAAGAGTAGGCGAAACAATTTACAAAGCTAAAACTAATACTGTTCCTGGAGCATTTAATCTTAATTTATGGGAAACAATTAATAGTGGAGTTGATTTACTAGGATACGTTCCAAATGATACAAACTTTAGTATAACTGAAAGTACGCTAGAACAAAAATTCTTAGAAGAATTTGGACGTGACTTTGATGTTAGTACCGACGGAAATGTATTAATATCAACAGCAAGATATTTAAACGCAGATGATAGTAGTGTTCCTAACAGAAAAATTGTTGTGTATAGAAAGAGCGGCGACCATTATCAATATTCACAAATTATAGAAACACAAGATATAACTGAAAATTGGGGACAATCAATAGCAATTTCAAATGATGGAAAGAAGATTGCTGTAGGTGCTCCTGAAAATAGCACAAGAGATATTAGAGGCGGAGCAGTTTATATTTACATTCAAGGTACAGACGGTAACTTTGCTTTAAATCAAACACTAAGACCTATTGATAGAACTTCTAACACAAGGTTTGGAAGCAAACTTGACTTTGATGGTAATACACTAGCTATAGCTTCAAGAGGTGGGGACCTTGAAAGAGTTACTACGTTAGATAAAGACACAACAATTTTTGATAATGGCAACACACCATTTAAAGTTATTGATAACGACAGCGGATTAGTAAGCATTTATGAAACAGTAAACGATACATTATTATATGGACAGGATTTTGCTTACGATAAAGATACACAAGACTTTGGAAGTATTATGGTGGTCAAGGATAATCATGTATATTTAGGTTTACCTAAACAACAAATACTTTCTAATAATACTATTGATAAAGGACTTGTTGCTGAATATAGAAAACCGGTTAATGCTACGTCTTGGTCAGTTGGTAGACAACCAATTATTCCAATTGATGTAAGCAAACTCAAAGGTATTAATCTTTTTGACAAAACAACTAATAGTTTAGTAACTTATTTAGATTACATAGATCCATTACAAGGAAAAATAGCCGGAACAGCTGAACAGGAAATTACTTTCAAAGTTTCTTATGATCCTGCGAAATATAGTGTTAGCACAGCAACAGGAACTTCGCTTGATACGTTGGATTATACAGCAGAAAAATGGGTTGGAAAAATTTGGTGGGATATCGGAAGTGCTAGATTTATCAATCATCATCAAGGAGACATATTAGAATCTACTGCTAATTTCAACACACTATTCTCAGGTACTACTGTAGACGTATATGAATGGGTAGAAAGCACATTATTACCAAGCGAATGGGACGCACAGACAGGTACAGAAGCAGGACTGACAGATGGAATAAGTGGTACTACAAAATACGGAGATACAGCATATAGTTCTAGAAGGTTATATGATAGTGCTTCACAAACATTTTCTAACAAATATTATTATTGGGTAAAAGACAAAGCAACATTGCCAACTGATACAACAAGAAAAGCTTCGGCATTCGATGTTGCTAGATTAATATCTAGTCCGGCACAACAGGGTGTGAGATTTGTAGCACCTTTAGGAAATAATAGATTTTCTTTATATAATTGTGCTAGTCTTATAAAAGATAAAGATGTAGGAATAACATTTAATTGGTGGACAATTGATAACCAAGAACAAAACGTTCATAATGAATATCAAATTATTTCCGATGGATTAGAAACTAGTATTCCTAACAACACTATTAAACAAAAATGGATTGACAGTTTGGTCGGATTTGACGTTAACGATAGACCAGTTCCAGATGTTGATTTGCCTATTAGACAGAGATATGGAAACTTAAACGATCCAAGACAAAGTTGGTTTGTAAACAGAACAGAAGCTAGAAAACAGTTCATTGAAAGAGTAAACAAAATACTCAAATCACAACTTATCGTTGATAACAAAGATCTATCAGGACTTACACAAATTGATCCAAGACCATCTAATGTTTCAGGAACTTACGACACTACATCTGATACTTTTGCGGAATTAGGTTTTATTAGTGTTGCTAACGTCAAACAAGCTAATCTTACATTAGAAATTGAAAACGGAACTATTATAAATGTTCTTATAAATGATGCTGGAAAAGGGTACATAAATCCTCCAACATATAAAGTAACAGATACTACAGGAACAGGAGCAGAGTTACGTTTTGTTCTAGGAGCTGATGGTAGTATTGCTTCTGTAAACATTATTAACGGAGGAACAAACTACGTAGCACCTACTATCGAAGTAAGAAAGTTTAGCGTATTAGTTAAGACAGATGAAACTGTAGGCGGTAAATGGGCTGTATTTGCTTGGGACGGAACAGAATGGTTAAGAACACTTACACAAGCATATGATGTAAATGCTTATTGGCAGTATATAGATTGGTACGAAACTAATTACAATATTTTTACACCTATAAATTATACTATTTCAAGTAGTTACCAATTATATGGACTTGAAGATAAAATAGGTGATGTTGTAAAAATTAACAATGTAGGAACCGGTGGATGGTTATTACTAGAAAAAGAAGATGATCAAGATACAGAAGATTATACAGTAAACTACAAAACTATAGGTAGGCAAAACGGAACCATAGAATTTAAAAATTCATTGTACGATGTGTCAAATGAAAATATTGCTTATGACGGAAGCGGTTTTGACAAAATATTTTACGACACAGAACCTGTTGCTGAGATGCGATTAATAATTGGCATACTAGAAAATAAAATATTCGTAGCAGATTTATTAAAAAATTGGAATGAATGTTTCTTTGCTTCTTTACGTTATGTATTTGCTGAACAACCAGCAGTAGACTGGGCTTTTAAAACTAGCTTTATAAAAGCAAAACACAACGTTGGAGAATTAGAGCAACGTATTACTTTTAAAAATGATAGTCTTCCAAGTTACGAATCTTATATAAATGAAGTGAAGCCTTATAGAACCAAAGTAAGAGAATATTTAAGTTCATATGAAAAAACAGATCCGACTTCAACTGTGGTCACAGACTTTGATCTACCAACTGTTTATAACGAAGCTGATGGAAAGATTACTCCTCAATCCGTACAGGTAGTAAATGATGAGATTGTTTCTGGATTTTCAGAAATTACAAAGTATCCTAGTAAGCATTGGGCAGAAAATGTAGGATTTGAATTACAAAGTCTTAACATAGCAGATACAGGATCAGGATACTTAGATGCTCCTATAATCAAAATTACCGGCGGCGGAGGAAGTGGAGCTAAAGCTGTAGCATTTTTAGGCGGTGATGGAAAAATTAATGCTGTAAAAGTAACAAATACTGGATCAGGGTATCTTTCACAACCAACAATTACTTTAGAAGGATCTTTACAAGATGGCGGGACTGTAGCTAGATTAAGTCCTGTACTAGGTGGAGGTAAAGCTAGATCTACTCATTTAAGATGTAAATTTGATAGAGTTACAGGAACATATTTGTTTACACAACTATCTACTACTGAAACATTTACAACTGGATCTAATCAGCAGATATTTGATTTGAAATGGCCAATGCAACTTAAAAACACACAAATAATTGTTACAGTTGATGGGCTAGAAGCTTTGAGAAGCGAATATACATTTGAAAATAAATCAGATAGTACAAAAGGTTATTTGAGAAAGTATGGAAGAATATTCTTTACTGAACCTCAAACAGCAAGTAAAAGTGTTGTAATAAAATATAACAAGTCAGCAGAATTATTACAAGCACAAGATAGAATTAATTTTTACTATAATCCTGTAACAGGTATGTATGGAAATGATTTAGGGCAAATCTTAGACGGTGTAGACTACGGTGGAGTAGAAGTAAGCAGTTATAGTTTTGGAACAGGTACAGGTTGGGATTCAGATGGATGGTTTACAACAACCTATGACACATTTGATACTACATTTGATGACGAGATATTTCAAATGGATGGTAGCACTGAGGTATTTACTTTAAGTAAACCTTTAGAAAACGGAGCAGTATATAATGTTTACCTAAATGGAAAAAGAATAGATGATCCTAATTTTGGCACAGCGTCACAAAATAATGTAAATGCTGTTTTACAGAGTATCACAGGTGACGGAACACAAACAACAATTACAATTACAAATGATATACAAAAATTTGTTGCTAACGATGTTGTAGTATTTAGAAAAACAACATCAGATGGATCTTTCTTACCTGATCCTAGATCTTATGATACAATTTTAAGTGGTGGTGATTTACAGTTTAGTACAGCTAAAGGAATAAATCCGGAAGAAATAATAATTGATGGTGACGGTTTTGTTACTCCTACAACTTCAAAAGGACCTGAAGAACAAGTTCCTGGACAGGTACTTGATACTGTGGACATCAAAGTATTTCATAGACCAGATAAAGGTGGTAGTTTATTAAGTAGTAATTGTTACAACGCAGATGGTATACAGACAGAATTTGGATTTGGAATACAGCCACAAAGTGAAAATGGATTATATATTAGATTGAATAAAGTAATTCAATCTCCTACTTCATATACTGTAGATTATAAAAATAAGAAAGTAAGATTTACCACTGCTCCTAGTAACGGTACTGCTGTAAATTTAATTAGTGTAAGCGGTAATGGTGAAAGCGTAGTTGAGTTCGATGAATTTATAGGTGATGGATGTACAACACAGTTTAGAACAAAAGCTCATTGGACTACGAAATTAGATTACATTGCTACTGTGAATGGAAAAGAAGTAGATTCTGTATTAGTAGCAAGTGAAGATAGTTCAGTACAAGATACAAAAGCAGTGATAGTATTTGGTCAAGCGCCTAGAGACGGAAGCGTTATTAATTTTGCTGTATATGATAAGGTACAAAGCTACAGTAAAATAGAAACACAAGAATTTACAGGAGACGGAAGTACGGTTAACTTTACATTAGAAAAAACACCTTACTCTTCTATTCCTCATACGCATAATGTTGTAGTTCAAGTAGGTAATAAAATACTTAACGCTGGATACAATCAGCAATACACAGTACAAACTGGTGTGTCAGAATATTTCTTAGAAATTTGGCAGACACCAATTGGAAGTTTTGATAACTCAAATGTATTAGCAACATTAAACGGAACTGAATTAAAAATTGCTACAGAATTTAATATACGTCCAGCTAATAGTAGTATTATACTTGAACCTGGAATAGGACAACCAGGCGATATTTTAGAAGTGTATATTAGAACAGATGGTGAATATGCTTTTGGAGCAGTTGAAGTAATTAACAATCAAAATACTTGGGTAGAAACACCAGGTGTGCTGAAACTAGATGTTGCGCCTACTATTGGAGAAACAGTAAAAATCACTACATATAGCAAACACGATATTCAGGATTTTGAAAGACAAAACTTTGATGTCATAGCAAGATCAACCTTAAGTGTTGGAAGCGAAGACCATATACAATACAATCACTTAAAGGCAGGATTAGTACAATTACGTAAGCCTGCTATTGATGCTCAATATATTTGGTTTATTGTTAACGGAGAACTACAAACTCCTAGTGTTGACTACTACTTGACAGATGATAAAAACTTTGTTAAGTATGAAGGTATTTTATCAGACAACGATGTAGTAGAAGTAATACAATACAGTTCAGATGGACCTATAGCACCTAAATTTGGCTTTAGTCAATTTAAGGATATATTAAATAGAAATATCTATAAAAGATTAGGTGATGTTGCTCCGTTGAAACTTGCTGAAGATTTAAAAGTCACAGATAAACAAATCTTGCTAGTTGATGCTACTACAATTAGTGCTCCGGATAAAAATAGCGGAATACCAGGTATCTTATTCATTAACGGAGAAAGAATAACATTCTTAATTAAACAAGGTAATGTATTGAAACAAATTCAAAGAGCAACACTTGGAACAGGTGCGCCAGAGGTACACCTTACAGGTAGTGACGTATATAATCAAGGATTACAGCAAACAGCACCATATGCAGATACTACATTGACTGAAGACTATGTAGGTGACGGTTCTACAAGTATTTTTGAATTATCCTTTATTCCTAGCTCAGTAAATGAGTTTGAAGTTTTTGTTGCTGGAAAAAGATTAAGAAAAAATAGTATACAGATGTTCGATGTTACACTAAATCAGGATTCACCTGAAGCAGATATAACATCACCTGCTCAATTTAGTGTTGATGGCACTACAAATCAGCTTACTTTGACCACTACACCGGCAAATTTAGCTAAAATACAAGTCATTAGGCGTACAGGTACACTATGGACAGAAAGCGGACAATCCTTAAATGATGCGGAAAGTTTGGTAGCACGTTTCTTTAAGGCGGAAAAGGTGGAGCTACCAAAATAAATACAGTTGTAGGAAAGTGATATGATAGACAATTTTAAAGAAAATAACGGGGTGCTTTTACAAGGGCATATCAAGATATTTGACCCAACAAATGGTGAGATTATTGTTGATAAGCGTAATGCTATCCATTATGAGAATATGAGTATTTCATTAGCTGAAAGTTTAGGAAACGCAGGCGAAGGGTTCATATATCAGATGGCATTTGGAAATGGTGGTACAAGCATTGACCCAACAGGTATAATTACATACCTTACACCAAATTCCACAGGTACAAATGCTAGTCTTTATAATCAAACTTTTGTTAAAGTAGTAGATGATAGAAGTGTTAATAACACTGATCCTGCTAGAAACAAGATAGAATCAAGACATGTTAGCGGAACAAACTACACAGACATATTAGTTACATGTTTACTTGACTATGGTGAACCAACAGGACAAGATGCTGTTGATAATGCTACGAATAGTAATAGTTTGTATGTATTTGACGAACTAGGACTGGTCAGTTACAACGCATCAGGAACAGGTAGATTACTTACGCATGTGGTCTTCCACCCAGTACAAAAAAGTTTAAATAGATTAGTACAAATTGACTACACAGTCAGAGTACAGAGCTTGACAGGATTTAATGAATAATGGCATACTCAATTAATTATTCGGACACTAACAAAGGTACTATATCTATCGAGGATAGTACAATCAACCAAACCACTAGTTTGGACATTCCCGGTAGAAATACAACAAGTTACGGTTCAGTCATCGCCGAAAGTTTTTTAAAGATACTTGAAAACTTTTCTAATACAACAGCACCAAGAAATCCTATACAAGGTCAACTTTGGTACGATACGACAACAGGCGTCAATTCGTTAAAACTTTATGACGGAACATCATGGGTGAACGCCGGCGGACTTAAAAAAGGTAATAATTCTCCATCTGTATCTACATCACTTACAGGAGACTTATGGGCTGACACAGATAACAATCAATTATATATTTTTACAGGAAGTGCTTGGACACTAGTAGGACCAGAGTATAGTGACGGTTTGCTAACAGGAGCAAAGCCTACGACTGTTACTGGTAAAGACGAAGTTAATTATACTGTTCTACAAATTGAAGTTCAAGGTAATCCTATAGCAATTTATTCAACTAGATCATTTTCTCCTAAAAGTACTATTGTAGGATTTTCAATTATTCAACCTGGATTAAATTTATCAACTGCTAATATATCAGGAGCAGGAATAGGCAAGTTTTACGGTACAAGTGAAAAAGCAGAAAATTTAGTTGTATCTGCTAATGAACTACCTGTTGCGGCAAGTAAATTTTTAAGAAGTGATGTAACAAGTACTACTAATGAACAATTAATAATTAGTAATGATAAAGGTTTAAGAATCGGAGTAACTAATACTATCGATATAGCTGTAAGTAACGGTACAGGACAGATGGTAAACCAAACACAGGGTGCTCCATTAGATTTTAAAATTAAAAACGATGACGGTCTACAGAAAAACGTATTAAGAATAGACTCAACTGAAAAAGTAGGTATTAACACAATTACTCCAGCAGAAGCATTAGATGTTAGTGGTTCTATACAAGCTAGTAATAATTTAATCATTCAGGGTACTACTGATAGTACAAGTATTGGAACAGGGTCAGTAAAAATTTCAGGTGGCGTAGGAATTGCTAAAAAACTTTGGGTAGGAAATAATGTTAATATAGCAGGAACAACTACAGCAGGAACAATAGAACCTAGTGCTACGCAAACATATAATTTAGGAGCATCAGACAAAAGATGGCAAACAGTACATGCTGTTCAATTTAGAGGAGATATTGTTGGTAACGTAACAGGTACAGTTACAGGTGGATCAGCAAACGCTAATAAATTAACTACAGCATCAACTTTCCAATTATCTGGAGATGTTAGTTCAAATCAAATTACATTTGACGGTAGTACTGGCGGAACAACTAAAGTATTTACAACAGCTATTAGTAATACATTTATAGCAAACAAAACTTTAGCTACAGCACCTAGACAAGATGATGAAGTAATAATAAACAGAGTGTCTGGGGATAGCACAGGAGTATTTAAGATATCACAAAGTGCTTTAGTAAGTAGTGTTCCAGTTATTCCTGTAGGAACAATAGTGCCGTTTGGAGGAGTTAATCTTCCAGCAGGTTGGTTACTATGTGATGGAAGTGAAAAAAGAATAGCAGATTATCTATCATTATACAACGCTGTACAATTTCAATTTAAAGATCAAAGCCAAGTTGCTTCTGGATTTTTTGGATTACCAGACTTTAGAGGTAGATTTCCATTAGGTGCTGACAACCTTGGAGGAACAAGTGCTAATAGAGTTACAGACGTAAATGCTGATACAGTTGGATTAGCATCTGGAGTTGAAAGTAGATCCATTGATGTTAAAAACTTACCTGAACACGAACACGATTTAAGATCGCCTAAAGGCGCACAATTTTATGTCATACTAGATGACAGTGGTACACCACAGGATGCGGATACAATTATATATGATGCGCCAACTGGTAACCAGGCAGGTCAAGCTAGAACTTCTTCAGGAGGATTGTTGAATAGAAGAAATATAACATACAATCAAAATACTGGATTGGAACAATTTGAAACATTTGATATTACAGAATTAGGTACACCGTTTAATGTACTGAATCCTTTCTTGACAGTCAAATATATAATTTACTCAGGAGTTGGCGGCTAATGGCATATCAAATTAATAAAACTAGTGGAACGTTACTTGTTAATCTAGCAGACGGACAGATAGATACTACAACAACTGATATTTCACTTATTGGAAAAAATTACGCAGGGTTTGGCGAATCTATAAATGAAAACTTTGTTCACTTGTTAGAAAACTTTGCTAATTCATCTGCTCCTAGCACACCTTTAGCAGGACAGATTTGGTGGGATACATCTACATCTAGATTAAAAGTATATACCGGAACTGCTTGGACAACAGGCGGCGGACCTCTTGTACAATCAACACAGCCTAGTATGGTTGCTGGAGATTTATGGATAAACAACGAAGCTAACCAACTTTACTTTTTTGATGGTACAGACTTAGAACTAGCAGGACCTATATATAATGCGTTCCAAGGACGATCAGGTCCACAAGTTGTAACTGTTCTTGATAACACAGGTACAAGTAGAACTATTGTAAAGTATTGGGTTGGAGGAACACTTGTTGGACTATGGAGTAAAATTGCTTTTACACCTCAGAACATTGATACAATTCCTAGTTTCACAGGAAACGTTGTTAAAGGTTTTAACGTTGTAGACTCAGACTTTGTGTATGCTGGAACGGCATCTAGAACATCATCACTTGTTGATTCACAGGGTGTTGTTAGAACAGCGGCACAGTTTTTAGCTAGTGACTCAGACGATTCTACAAGTGGCGCTTTAAGTATAAGAAACAATAACGGACTTACAGTTGGATTGACTGATAACAATGTTTTAAAAGTAACTAATCTTGGTGTTGTATCAGAGAATAATGTTAGTGGTGAAAACTACATTATTAGAATGACTACTAGTTTAGGTAAGCGAGATGCTATAACAATTAATTCTACAGATAGTAAAGTTGGTATTTACAATTCAAGTCCTAGTGCTACATTAGATGTCACAGGAGATGTAAAAGTTTCTGGTAATTTAACAGTGGCAGGATCAACTACAACTATAGATTCAGCTACATTAAGAGTTGAAGATAAGAACATAGAATTAGGATTAGGTTCAGACAGTACATTGTTAAACGATACACAGATAGATTCAGCAGGTATTATTGTTAAATCATCTGGTGGAGATAAAGAATGGTTGTGGAGACAATCTACAAACGCTTGGACTACAGGTAATAGTATAAACTTTACTGGTACAGGTAAATTAAAATATAACGGTGTAGATGTTATAGACGGAACACAGGCTCCAGGTATTACATCTATTGGTAACTTAACTACAGCTAACATTGGAAACATCAGCTTTACAGGCGGTATAGGAGTTAGCACAGGTGTTGTAGACGGTAGTGGAAATGGTTTAAATTTAACACTAGCAGGTAATATGAATTTTGTTACTCCAAGAAAAATTACTGGAGTATCAGACCCTACAGGAACAACTGACGTTACAACGAAAAATTATGTTGATACAGCTATAGGCACAGAAGTGATTGCTTTGGCTTTAGATATAACAGGATTAGGTTCAGGCGCTAATCTAAATACTAATATAGCAACTATTATACAGGATATTGCTCCAGCAGGAGGAAAAGTAGAAGGTTGTGAAGCTAGAGTTCACTGTACAGCCACTACTGGCGCTACAGCAACGCTTTCAGCGGCAAACTTAAACGCAAGTTTCAACAAAAGTTTAGTGGTTGTACAACAATTAGATGGTGGTGGAAGTGATAGCGGTAGTGTATCTGTAATAGGAGATGCTACATTTAACGATGTGACAGGTGCTATTACATCTACAGTACAAAGATCTTTAAAATTATTTAGGATAAATGGGGGTAGCTGGGGTTATGTACAAGACCTAACTCCGGGCAATTTAATATAAATACATATAACATGATTAGGGGTTATAGATGGCATACGTAATAAACTTAACAAACGGATCGCAGTTAGCAACTGTTGAAGATGGTACTATTGATCAAAGCACATCTCTAAAGCTAGTTGGTAAAAACTATGCTGGCTACGGGGAAATACAAAACGAAAACTTTGTACACTTACTTGAAAACTTTTCAAGTGCTAATCAACCAGCATCACCCTTAACAGGACAGATTTGGTTTGATAGTTCAGGAAGCAAACTGAAGTTTTACGATGGTACAAAATTTAGATCTACAGGTGGAGCAGAAGTAAGTGGAACACAACCTGTAGGATTAACCACTGGTGATTTTTGGTGGGATAGTGGAAATAATCAATTATACGCACAAAATGCCGCTGGAGGATTTGTTTTAATTGGTCCTCAAAGTATTGGTGCTACAGTTTCTGCTATGGTTACAGGGCAAGTTAGAGACTCTAGTCAAAACAATAGAACAATTATTAAAGGTACTGTAGAAGACGGAGTTGTCTTTATTATTAGTAATTCAGAATTTACAATAGATGCTACAGATCCGCAAAATGTTATTACAGGATTTGATGTTGTAAGACAGGGATTAACACTTAGAAATACTACATCAGGAACTGATGGAGTAACAAGTGGAACATTTAGATTTTACGGCACAGCAACTAACGCAGATAAGTTAAACGGTTTACCAGCTAGTGATTATGCTTTATCAGGTGCGGCAAATTTTAACAGTATTGTAAGATTTACAGACGCAGGTTTAACAGTTGGTGATGCTAACGATTTAGCAATTAAGATTGATACATCAGGAAGTGGTGACGAAGCAGTAATTGATAACACAGTTGGACAAAAAATTAGATTTAAAGTCAAATCAAGTGGTGGTGTTACTACTGAACCATTCCATGTACAAGCGGCAGGACTTATTCCTACAGCAACAACCACTTATGACATAGGTGATACCAATTACAAATTTAGATCAATGTATGCTACTTCATTTATTGGATTGGCAACAAACGCAACAAACTTACAGGTAGGTAGTAATTTTAGAACAGGTGATACAAGTGCTACTAATAATACTGTAGCAGTAAGAGATTCAAGTGGTAATATAGCCGCAAACGTTTTCAATGGTATTTCAACACAAGCTAGATATGCTGACTTGGCTGAAAAATACGAAACTGATCAAAATTACCCTGTAGGAACGCTTATTACGATTGGCGGAGAAAAAGAAGCTACAGCATGTGAAGGTGATGACGCAATTTGTATTGGAGTGATCAGTATGAAACCAGCATATTTAATGAATTCAGAAGCTGAAGGACAAGCAGTAGCCTTAGTCGGAAGAGTACCTGTAAGAATAACAGGTCCGGTAAATAAAGGGGAGTCTGTATATATTGCTAATAACGGTACAGCTAGTGTTGACGGAAACGGCGACATGATAGGTATTGCTTTAGAAAGCAATGACAGACACGAAGAAACTTTAGTAGAATGTATTTTGAAGTTATAAAATATAAGGAAGTAAAATGGCAGTAGGCGATACAATTACCGCGGCACGATATAACAATATTAGAGCAAGAGTAGCGGCAGTTTTAGGATTAGGAGCAGGAGACGAAGGATACGGACAAGCAGTAACCAGTCAAACTGTTGTAGTAGGTAACACAGTTACAGCTCAAGATATGGTCAACCTAGACACAGACCTGACAAAAATTAGAATTCACCAAACAGGAAGTTTACCAAGCGAGGTTGCTCCTCCTTCAGTAGGCGATACAGTTGAAGATTCTAACGCAACATCAAAAGAAGGATATGCTCAGTACGAATCATTAAGTATTACAGCACAGGCATCTAGATTAAGTGTTGCGGCAAGCCAATTAGGATTAGAATCAGGAGTAACAAGTTCAAGATCAGCATCTTGGTCAACTGATATTGATCATTATTTTACTGTTACATTCGGTGGATACTCTGTTACTAACGGAGATGGAAGTCAAACTACGATTAGTGGTATTGATCATATGCGAATATTTTTTAATGCTGGCGGAACTATTAATTTAAGTGGTGTAATTGGATCGGGAAATACTCCAATTAACAATGACTGGCGAAGTTTGATGTCATCAGTTGGTACAGTGGTTTTTGGTAGGAGTTCTACAAGTAACGGTTCGGTTGGAACTAGTTATGGTTATAACAATTTGCCAGGATCTTATGTAACCATTTTTAATAAAACAGCAAGTGCGTATAGTGCCAATGATTATTTAATAGAGGCATACAAAAGTTCGGCTGTTTTATATTTCAAAGTTACATTTAATGAAGATAAAGGTCCAAATCCAAATTTTGATGAGGCAGTAACAGCAACAACGTCAAGCACAGCACAACAAAACAGACCAAATAACATTAACAGCGTCAATATACCGGCGCCAACTTTCAATACCACCAACGCTCTGTAAGATTAAATAGTTATACATTAACTAGGAGTATAATTATGGAAGAATCTCTTGAAAAAGCGTTAGAGTTTTCGAATTATTCTGTAACACTGAATAATCAAAAGAGAATTCTGTCCGAAAAGTATCAAGAAAACCTAATTATTTACTATCTTGGTGGAACGTTTACAGCAAACAGAGAGATGTTAAACTTCTGTTCTATGCTTTTAAATAAAACTACTAAAACTATTATAGTTGATGATAACCAAACTCCTATTGAGATTAATGACCTTAATGATTTTACTGAGGCATTGATTCAGAAATACACTGAAGCAACAAATCAGTATAACGAAGATTATAAGATTCTTAGTACTAGACGTAGTGTAAAAGGTTTAGTAGATGTCTAATGGAATTATCTGTTTTGCTAACAATAATGGTTCTATTGATTATATAAAACAAGCAATAGAACTTGCCTATCGTTCAAAAAGGCATTTAAATTTACCTGTGTCTTTAGTAACATCTACATTTGATAAAATAGATTTACAGTATCACGATGTCTTTGATAAAATTATAACAATAAATGACGCACAGGATAATCAAAAACGATATAATGACGGGTTTGGTTATTCTCAAAGCCTACATTTTAAAAATAACGAAAGACATAATGCGTATTATCTAAGCCCATATGACAAAACATTAGTATTAGATACAGATTATATAATTTGTAATGATAATTTTAAACATGCTTTTGACTTAGATTATGATTTTCAGATTTACAAACACGGAGTAGACTTATGCCAATGGAGAAACTACAGTGAATTTGATTATATAAACGATAAAGGAATTCCTTTCTATTGGGCTACTTGTTTTTATTTTACTAAGAGTAAAGAAAACAAGATATTTTTTGATCTGTTAAAACATCTTTACGATAATTGGAAATACTATAGTGATGTGTACGATTTAGGAAGTCGCAATTTTAGAAATGATCATCTTTTTAGTATAGGTATACACATTATGAATGGATTTGAAGAAGGTTCCTGGACAAAGTCACTACCTGGAAAAATGTATTACACATTAGATAGAGATGTATTACATAAGATTAAAGATGACACTTTAACATTTTTGACGCAAAAACAAAATATAACAAATGAGTACATACTATCTACTGTCAAAGATATGAATATTCATGTGATGAATAAGTTTAGTTTGGAAAGACATTTGAATGTCTAAAGGTTATATAATTATAGCGACAGGTACTGAATATATAAAACAGGCTTACCTTTGTGCTAAAAGTATTAAACATACCCAAACAATTAACAATGTTTCTCTACTAACTGGAGATAAGGTTCCAGATGAATATACGGATGTATTTGATAAAATTATAGATATTCCAATTTCGGATAGAAATAAAGTTGATTTTTATAGAACAGATATTAGATGGAAGGCTTTTCACAGTACACCTTACAAAGAAACAGTATTACTAGATACGGACATGCTATTCTTAAGCGATATTAGCCATTGGTGGAATTATTTGAGTAATTATGACGTATGTTTTACAAGTAATGTTAGAACATATAAAAACAAATTAGTAACAAACAACTATTATAGGAAAACATTTGTTGAAAATAATATTCCTAATGTATACTGTGCTTTTCATTACTTCCAACAAAATGATGTAGCTTTGAAATATTACTTAAAACTAGAACATGTTTGTAGAAATTATAAAGATTATTACAAAATATATACTCCGAAACTAACTCCTAAGGTTAGCAGTATGGATCTTAATCATGCCATTACTTTATTAGACGAGAATATAGAAAATTATATATTTGCTCCCGCAAGTTTTGTTCATATGAAGTCGCAAGTACAGGATTGGCAAGTAGCACAACAAGATTGGACTGAATCTATACCCTATTATTTTAACAATGATAAGCAACTTAAGATAGGTAACTATTTACAACATGGAATATTACATTATACTGAAAATAGCTTTTGTGAAAGGTTAGAAAAAGCATATGGCTGATATCAAAGTGAAAACACAACAATACGTTTGCTTCAATAAGGAAAGCGGAGAAATTTTTAGTATAGGTCCTAATATTAATTCTAATTATGAACATATTGAAATTACTGATGATCAAGCTAAACCATTTCAAACGCTTAAAGAGAATTTTATAAATTGGGCAGTCCAGTATAATAAAAGAAATAAATCCTTTGAATTAAAGAAAAATGTTGATCAAGAACAACAGACTTTTTTGCTTAATGAATTATATAAACCCAAAGATGAATTCCATGACATAGAATTTGTTGTTGATAGAAGTAGGAACAAGTGTTATGTTAAAACATTAGACACACCAAAGAACTTAAATGAAATAACTTTTTATGTTACAAAAAAAGGAGACCCACATTACTTGTTAAATACTTTTACTTTTAAGATAGGATCAAAAGAAATGTTTCCTTTCAATAACATTGAAACTTACAGCGTATATACAAAAAATGTATTCGCTGATTGTGTAACCAGAGAAACTAATGAAAATTATTTGTAAACATCTTGGACCATATTACGGAATTCAAAAAGCATTTCCTTGTAGAGCTTTTACAAATGAATTCGTAGGAGAATTATGGGTTGAAATAGACGAAAAATACGAAACGTTAATATATTTAATGTTTGGAGATAGTGTGATAAGAGGTGATTTATGAAAATTAAAATAGCAGAACTAGATATAATTTTTTTAAGTTATGATGAACCAAATGCTGAAAAAAATTACGCAGACTTATTGACCAAGGTTCCTTGGGCCAAACGTGTACATGGGATAAAAGGGTCCGATGCGGCACATAAAGCCTGTGCTAAATTAAGTGAAACTGATAGATTTATAACTGTAGATGGCGATAATACTATAAAGCAAGAATTTTTAGATCAAGTAATAGACCTTGAAGAGAATGAAAACTTGTCTAATAGTGTTATAAGCTGGTGTGGCAAAAATGTTATTAATGGACTGATGTATGGAAACGGAGGTCTAAAGTGCTGGCCTAAAGAATATGTTCTAAACATGAAAACACATGAAAATGCTGATCCTGATAATATCCATGCTAAGGTAGATTTTTGTTGGGACGCACGATATATCCAACAGAATAGCTGTTTTAGTTTGACACATAACAACACTACTCCTAAACAAGCATGGAGAGCAGGATTTAGAGAAGGAGTAAAATTAGCTACAGATAGAGGAGTAAGACCTACACATGAACAATTTTTACAAGGTCATCCAAAGAACTTAAACATGCTTTACATCTGGACTATGGTTGGTAGTGATGTTGAAAACGGAGATTGGGCAATATACGGAGCAAGAGAAGGCTTACAAATGACATTACTCACAGACTGGGATTATATAAATGTAAGAGACTTCGACCATTTAGAAGAAATTTGGGGTAACCGAGATGAGTTACCTGGTGATATTCTACACAACGAAATATGGAATTTAGGAACTGAATTGATAAATCAACTACAGCTACCTATTTCTGTATTACAGTTAAACGAAGAACAAAGCACATTTTTTAAAACTGTCAATCAAAATTATGGTAGATCATTTATATCATGATAAGAGCTAATCCGGCTGAAGTAAAAGATAAACTTAATGAAGTAGGTTGTGGATTTTGTTTAGCAAAATGGACACAGGTAACCATACACTTAGGGTCAGGAATAAACCATAGTTGTCATCATGTCAAAGCTCACAAGATTCCTTTAGATGATTTAAAAAATAATCCAAACGTTTTACATAATACAGAGTTTAAAAAAAATACAAGACGTAGAATGCTCAATAATGAACGTCCTGAGGAATGTGATTACTGTTGGAGAATTGAAGATAACACCGATAAATTTAGTGATAGAATATACAAAAGTGCTGATCACTTTAGTTGGGATGATTTTGATAGTATCTCTAACTCAACAGGTCATGAAGACTTTTATCCTAGATATGTTGAAATAAGTTTTAGCAATGTATGTAATTTTAAATGTTCTTACTGTGGGCCTGCCTTTAGCAGTAAATGGGCAGAAGAAGTAAAACAAGAAGGACATTACGATTTAGGAATATGGAAATATAATGCTATAGATCCTGAAGAAGTACAAATACTCGAAAGAGAACACAATCCTTATATAGAAGCATTTTGGAAATGGTTTCCTGAAGCAGTAAAACATATGAAAGTTTTTAGGATCACAGGTGGTGAACCATTGTTGAGTAAGCATACACAAAAGGTTATTAATTATTTGATTGAAAATCCACAACCGCATTTGGATTTTGCTATTAATTCTAATGGATGTCCTCCAAAAGATTTATGGAAAAAATTTACTAAAAGTATTAATGAATTAGAAAATAAAAAAAGTATTAAACAGTTTACGTTATTTACAAGTGCGGAAAGCAGTGGAGCTCAAGCAGAATATAGTCGTTATGGTATGGATTGGTATTTGTTTAAGGATAATATTGAATATTTTGCTAGGAATACAAACAGTAGAATCAGCTTTATGAGTGCCTTTAATATTTTAAGTTTACCAACATTTAAAAATTTTTTAATCTGGATATTACATCTTAAAACTACATATTATAGGAAACACCGAGAAGATCATAGAATAAAGGTTGATATTCCGTATGTGCGTAATCCTGGATTTTTAGATGTAAAAGTAGCAAGTGAAGAATTGGTTAAAACACATTTAATTCCAGCAGTAGATTTTATGATTGAAAATACTAATCTTGGTGGCTTTGGAGATATAGAAACAGCCAAGCTAAAAAGAATTATAGCTGACGTTTTGTATAGATTTAAAAACAAAGAATTTAAAGAAGAGCAAAGACAATCACAAAAGTTGTTTTACAAATTTGTTAATGAATATGACAAAAGAAGAGATCTAAATTTTGTAAAAACATTTCCAGAATACAAAGAATTTTACAAGGAAATAAAAAATGCATGATATAGTTTTTATAAGTTATAACGAGCCTCACGCAGATAAAAATTATAATGATTTGTATAATAGATTTAACACGTCAGGAGTTTTTGGAGATAGAGTTAAAAGGATAGACGGGGTTAAAGGAATACACAAAGCTCATATAGAAGCGGCTAAAAAAGCTAATACAAGATATTTTTTTGTAGTAGATGGTGACGCAGTAATTACAGAAGACTTTATGTTTAATTATTTTGTAACTTCAAAAATTGAAAATATTGTTCATGTATACAAAAGTATGAATCCTGTAAACAATCTTACTTATGGTTACGGTGGAGTCAAGTTACTTCCAACAAACTTAACAAAGAATATGGATGTAAACAGTTATGATATGACAACAAGCATTTCAGACAACTTCATTGTATTTGATCAAGTAAGTAACATAACAGCTTTCGATACTGATTCATTTAATACATGGAAAAGTGCTTTTAGAGAATGTGCTAAATTAAGTAGTAAAGTGATAGATAGACAACAAGAAGGAGAAACTAATGAAAGACTTAAAGTATGGACCACAACAGGTAATGGAAGATTTCGTGAAGATGCGATTCGAGGTGCTAATGCTGGTATGGAGTTTGGCTTTTCTAGGGGGTCTGATCTTCGGTTAATAAATGATTTTGATTGGTTAAAATCTAAGTTCGATGATTGCCAATAACAGTATATCTTTCATATCCGTTTGACATTTTGTAAGTGTCAGCAAACCATATCTTAGTAAGCCCAGTTTTACTTACGAATTCATCTAAATTATTTGAACAGTTTATATGTTGATCTTTTACATGAAACATATTATTACTTTGTAAAGCAAATACACAATTAGGAGTGTAATCTTTATTTGCTATTAAATCAGGCAGATCTGCCATGTGTTCGCTTGATGTATTAATAACTAATCTTACATCTTTGTCTTTATAGTAAGATGTTTCTATTTTATCTTTAACATCTCTGTGTTTAAAAAAGACTTTGTTCTCTAAGCTCATAGCGTGGGTGTATTTTCTTGATAGATCTAATGCTTTTTCGTCTAAGTCTATATTTGTTATATGTTCTATATTTAAAAATTTATTAAGTAAAAGATTAATTAGAGGATATCCATACCAACCACCATATAAGTGTATTTTTAAATCGTTAAACTTTTTCATTTCATCTAACGGAATACTATCAACAAGATGAACTTTTGAATCCATTTGATCAGGACCAACGCTGTAAAGTATATCTTTTATCTCATGACTGTGTTGTATAGCTTCCCACCATACTTTCCAATAGTTTTCATTTATAACTTCCATATTAAATAATCTCCTAATACTAATAAGTCTAAACCACAATTTTTAAAAGTACGTAAAGCATCTGCTGGTGTTTCTACTATAGGTTCCTGGCAATTAAAACTGGTGTTCAAAAGCATAGGTATTCCTGTATGTTTATAAAAAGCAGTAATTAAGTCATAATATCGTTTATTGAATGATCTATTCACTGTTTGTATTCTAGCAGTACCATCTACATGTGTAATTCCAGGTACTGTATCTACTTTGACTGGCATAATTCTAGACATGTATGGACTAGGTTGACTGGTGTCAAAATATTCTTGATAATGTTCTTCTAAAACACTAGGAGCAAATGGTCTAAAGTCTTCGCGTTTCTTAATTTTACTGTTTATGATATCTTTTATATTAGGATTGCGTGGATCGGCTAGTATGCTTCTATTACCTAAAGCTCTATTTCCACTTTCAGATTTTCCTTGATACCATCCTACTATTTTACCGTTAGCAATTTCTTCTGCTACCATACTTACTAATTTTTCAAATGGCCATTTTTCAAAGCTCATTCCTGTAAACAGATTTGTATCTATAACATGTTCCTTGCCAGAAAACACACTAGGCTTATGTATATTATCATTTAGATAATAGTCGGCATGCATATAAGTGCCTAAGGCCTGACCTTCATCTCCTATAGCTGGAGGAATGTGTACATTTTTATAGTGCTTTGTCAGTTCTTCGTTCATGTAACCATTGTATGCTACTCCGCCCGCTACACAAATATTATCACAAGTCTTAAGTGGATACACGTACTTTTTTATAAGTTCTATAGTTTTAAACTGTAATGTATAAGCTATATCTTCTCTTTTATTATTTTTAATTACTTCAGTAGCAAAACTAGGTAGTGTATGATTAGGATTCATTAAATAAGTTTCAATCATAGCATCTGTCTGATAATTATACTTTCCGTATCCTGCTAATCCCATTACTTTGCCTGCGTCAAGATACTTAAACCCTATGTCTTGAGCTAATCTATTCCATAGTCCTCCAATAGGAATCTTTTTTGATAGGTCTTTTATAATACCATCTTTTCCTATAAAAATACAATTAAATTGCCAACCTCTTCCATCTATAGCAAGTATATCAGATTCTGGATATCCCGAAGTAAGAAAGGCATAGGTAGCATGTGATTGATGATGGTCAATGTAGTAAACAAACTCGTTATGAAATGGTTCCCATAAACTTTTGGGTTTAAATTTTAAAAAGTCTTTATTTGGAAAGTTTTCATCAATTAAATCTGTTACAAATTCTTGGCCTAAGTTAGATACTGTGAATGCAAATATATTATTTTCGTCTCTACTTTTAAATTTGTCTAATACATGTTCATTAAAAAATTTTTTACTAGGACTAGGGTCATGTGACCATTCATAATTTAGATTATGTTTAATCCTGTTATGTCTCTCAACTTGGTTGTGAAATGTTCCGTCGTATGTATTATGGTCATGAATATTTAAAGCTACTGAATATATGTTCATGCTGGTGTTTTTTCCAATGCTAATTTTTCTAGTATTTCTAATCTCCTAGCCTCTGGTCTAGGAGGAATAATATCCATACAAGTAGTACAATATTTTTCAAAGTCAAATAATTTATATTCCATCATTTTTTGTATATTTTCTACAGTTATATCAAATTCTCTAGAACCGTCAATTGCTTTCCTACTGCAGTGCCTGATCTTTTGTATTTCAAAATCAAAAACAGGAACCTGCGGAAATTTAGCACATATTCTCCGTTCTATCTCTGGTGCTTGTATTATATCGTGATCACTATGGAAGTCAGGTGATCTAGAATTATATTCTTTAAATTCTGTATTTTCGTGATCTATTTCTGTAAGATCAAATCTATCTCTGTATTTGAAATAACCAGGAGTTTCTATTATTAAATTATAATTGTTTTTATCATTTCTTGGCAAAAACGGCCAGTTGCCTAGTTTTTCTATTTTATCTTCATAAAAGTCTAATACTAAATGTTCTATATAAATGATTTCAGGGTCTTCAAGTATGTGTGGATAAAATTTTCTAACTAGACTATTTGATAATACCTGTGGTATCAAATTGTCATGTTTCTTTATCTCTGCTATTATTTCGTCAAGATTTTTTATAAGCCCTGGTTCTCCTCCAAGTAAACATATTCTTGTTTTGTAAGGAGATAATCCTTTTAGGATAGTACGCACCAAATCCATATTTGTGTGTAGGTATCTCATTTCAAGAGTCCAAGCAGTACAGTAGTGGCACGATTTATTACAGGATTTTGAAAGATAAAAATCCACTGTTCTGTATTGTGAACCTTTAAGTTCTTTTAATGATATAGGTTTTCTCATTTACACTCTTACTTGAATATTTATTATTCGCAAAATAAAATACATTAAAGCCTGGCAGGTAAATATAAGCATGAACAGATTAGTAGCATTTGGTTGTAGTAACACGTATGGTGAAGGACTTACTGATTGTTGGGTAGACAAAAATGGACAACCTACCATGAAGCAAAAAGGATCACACGGACAAAAACCTAGTAAATACGCTTGGCCTAGACTAGTGTCAGATGATTTAGGACGAAAATGTGTAAATTTTGCTGTGCCAGGAGCATCTAATAAACATATATTAGACATCATTCTACATACAAAATATGTAAAAGGTGATATAGTTGTAGTAATGTGGAGTTACTTTGATCGGTACTGTGTATTTTTAGAAAAAGAAAGACAGGATTGGAGAGGCGGAGCAATTCAAAGATTTATGCCAATGGACGTTGAAAAAATAGGAACAAGCAGAAGAGCGCCAAATGGAACCAACCTAGAAGATACATTATTATACTATGAAAAATTTCATACAGATGTAGATACTGCTTATGATTCTATTGTAAGAATGAATATGGCAAAATATCATTTAGATAGAATCGGAATAAAAAATTATCATGTGACGTGCGAAAACAATTACAAAGATTTAGATTATTCTTGGAATAATGTAAATTTAATGAGGCTGAAAAACAAATCTTTTTTTATTGACATAGCGTTAGACAACCTACATCCAGGACGTGGATCTCACATGGTAGCCGCAAGAGATATCTTATCATTTATTAAACTAGAAACTTGATTTTACTTTATCTATAATTTGATTTATTTCTTCTTCTTTTAACCAAGCATGTATTGGAAGTGATACAATAGTATCTGCTACTAATTTAGCATTTTTACAATCGTCTTTTCTATATTTTAAATGTTCATACATAGAGTTTTCTGATAAAGGACGTTCGTAGTGTATGGATAAACTCAGTTCCTTTTTAACTTTTTTTCTAATTTCTTTATTTTCAAATCTTACAGTATATTTGTGAAAATTATGATCTAATATGCCACTAGGCTTTTGTGTAATTACAGGTAAGTCTTTAAAAGCATCATTATATCTTTGGGCTATTTCTTGTCTCGTTTTTTGCGTTTCAACAATATTTTTCATTCTTTGTTTTATAATCATAGAATTGAAAACATACAATCTAGAATTGTAACCAATCATTTCAAAATCCTTGTCTTTTCCGTGTCTTCTTAGTTTTCTAACAATATTAGCTATATCTTCATTATCAGTCATAAACACACCACCACCGTTTATGCCTGCGATCACTTTATTTGTGTTAAAACTAAAGGAACTACAATGTCCTATGCTACCTGCTTTTACTTTATTGTAACTAGAACCTAACGATTGTGCGGCATCTTCAATAAAGAATATTTTTTTCTCCGTACAAAATTCTATTATTTCAGTGACATCAACCATGTTTCCAAATAGATGTGTATATACTATTGCTTTTGTCTTAGGACTTACCATGCGTTTTATACTTTCAAAACTCATATGATACGAATCTAAATCTATATCACAGAAAACAGGAGTGGCACCGGTCATACTTATACATGAAGATGTCGAAATCCAGCTGAAGTCTGTTACCAAAACTTCGTCACCTGGACCTATACCGTGACTCATTAAAGAAAAGCCTAAGGCATCAGTAGCACAAGCTACGGATACGACATGTTTCCTACCTACGTATTCTGCTATTTGTTTTTCGAAATCTTCTGCGTTTTCATAATTAAGTTGCGACATAAAACTTTCAAATATGTCTAGGTACGCTGATCTATTTTTTTGGTACTCTCTATCCCATCCGTCGTATGATATCATTACTATCCCTTCTTTACAGGCACATTTCGTTGACCCGCAAATTGCTGTATTGCTGTTGCTATATTAGATATATCAGGATCTTTCAAGCCTCTATCCCAATACACACTACCTCCATCTTTTATACTTTTATCTCTTTGATAAATTACTTCCTTACCAAAATATCTACATTCTTGAAATATTCTTGGTGCTGGATCAAAAGTATCCTTAGTATATACATAAGTTTTAAACATTCCCATAATATTTTTGACTGGAGCAAAAACATTATTATTGTTTTCATTTATATAATCTTCATCGTATGTAATAATTCCATGATCAGGATAGTCTTTAATTATTGAATTTATAGTAGCATAGTATTTGTCGTTAGTTCCTAAAAACAAATGATCAAACTTAATATCATCTATTATATCTTTGTGAATTGTAAAATTAATATGTTTCTCAAAATGTAATTCTGTAGGCCCTTCTGGATACACATCAGTGTCGCATAAATCTATTATTTTCGCAGGATTAAAAAATCCGATAGCTTGATGATATCTAGTAGGATGATTTTCTGAATATACAGCTATTAGATTTTTACTAAAAACTTTTTTCAAAGTTTCCTGTTGAGATTCCGTATATTCTTTGAAATCCTGATAACCTAATGTCATCATGCTTCTACCCATGATTAAAGTTGTGTCATTTTCTTCAGGATTAAAATCGTTGAAAAATAAATCTTCACAATGAATATATTTTTCATTTATGCTGTCTAAATAATCTTGTTCCTTAAATTTTCTATGTGTAATTACTATAACTTGTACAGGCATACCTATACTTTTTAAAGCTGATTTGTATTCGTAACTATAGTAAAACAAACCATCACAAGGTTTGCTTGTAACAACTATGTTTATCATTTAATCTCCGTCACATTAATTTTGCGTATTTTTTGTGTGTTAATTTTAATATCACTTGTAAGAGGTAGTGGATGTAAATTGCCATAAGGGTCAACTGCTTCTGAGTTTTCTTTTATGTTTACTATCTTAATTTTCCTGACGGTTTTTCCTGTATCAATATGTTTATCTACCCAATTAGGATCTTTTTCATTTAAAGTTGTTAATGTATCTCCGTTGCCAGCACCTATTGCTAATTCTGTCTCATCTGTTTGCCATCTTTCTTTGTCTGCTTGTGGATATCCTATGCCTATGCCATAAGCAATCTTTTTCCTGCCTGCTTTTACATCATCCAAGATTCCAAGCCTTTTTTCCCAGAACATGTCGCCATTTATATCACCGTGACTCTTATTACAACCTGTAACCATATCTAATTTATGAGCGGCATGCATAACAAGCCCCATTGCTATACCTATACTGACATAAGCATTTTCCCATCTAGAATTTTTAGTGTTAGATTTTAAAGTTCCGTCGGGGTTACAATTCTCTTGCGTTTCAGGCTCTTTGGCAACAAATAACATATACATATTAGCATTAGCTTGAGCATTTCTCCATGTGCTAGGAGGATTTCTGCTATGTGTACACCCCCAGGTATACCTGGATATTTCTTGTACTACTTTCCTGTCAGCACTCCAATACACATCGTAATAGGCTTCCCATTGTTTGGAAGGACTATTTTCTGCAATCCATAGTAAATATTCGACTATTTCGTCCCATATTTTTTTAGAGTAGTCCCAATTCCTTTGACATTTTTGCATGTTACGAATTACGTCCATGTTTTTACTACGGTCATAATTCATAAATTTTATTTGATTTTCTAGCTGAGTTTGTCTATTCATATTGACTAAAACCTTTACATACGTTCAATAAATATTTATATGAATAGAATTTGGAGGATATCTTGTCTGGCTTGTATCAAACAATAACACAATATGGTGATTTTATTAGGCTAGGTTTCAATTTTGATAGCAGAGCATACATAAAATGGACAGAAGAAAACTTTGACTATGTCAAATACAATCCTAGAAAACCTATTGCTAGATACGGATTAAGCCTAACCAGTTTAGACGGCGGGTTATCTGGAATACCAGATCTAGATAGTTTACACGAATACAATCAAGAAAATAATACAAATTATGAAGAGCAAGATTTTAATGTGTATACAGATGCGTATACGAAAAGTAACAGTATAAAAGATTTTTTAAAACCATTTGAAGGTAATTTTTTTAGGACACATATTTTAAAATTAGCCCCTGGCGGATATTTTCCTACCCATAGAGATTTTAGGCATCTTAATTTAGATAGTTGTAGATTAATATGTCCAATGAAAAATCCTTGTACATTTATACTAGAAGATAAAATTTTAAATTGGCGTTTAGGTCATTTGTACTTTTTAAATACAGCAAAGGTACATCAATTATTTAATAGTACAAATGAAGATAGTTATTGGTTAGTTGTTAATCTTGAACTTAATAAAAAAACAGCAGAAGAAATAGTAACAAATTTAATGCCACTATGATTGAAGTAAAAATAATCACTGATGATCTCATCTCTAAGTTAGAAACCTTTTGTGAAAAAGCAAAAGAATTAGGCTATGTTAATAACAGTAGTCTGAAAGAAATGAGATTTGAAAAAACAAAAGAATGGGGAGAATATTTTTGTGCTTTAAAAAATGGAAATATAATAGCAGTAGCCGGATGTCATCCGTTGCCGGAAGTAGGCGAAGATGCTTGGAGAATTTTATTTAGAGGTTGTGAACTACCTCATGATAGTAACTTCAAAGGATTAGGAAAGGGTGATTGGAACAGCGTTACTCAAAGAGAATTTATTCCTCGCTTTATAGATTATTGTCCTACAGACAAGCTATATATTACTACAAACATTTACCGAGAACATTCAAACGGTAAAGCGGCCCGCAATCATAGATTAATGGGTCTATTAGCAAGGCAAGGAATACTTGATAAACATTGCGATATGGAATTATATAACTGTGAGCAAACAATTTGGCATTTAAATATAAATGAGTATAATAGACGTAGAAGTTTGTTGAAAGGAAATTATGTGGTACAATCCTAAACACTTACAAGAAGCAAAAGCAAAAGCAGGTAGAGAAGATGCAGGGTATTGGTGGCACTTTAAATTAGCCATAGCTGAATTCTTTTTTCTACTTGGAGTAACAATCGGTAGTCTTATTCACGCTATTTTTCCTTGGGTTCTTGATTTTAAATTATTAGAATGGCGAATTAATAGATTAAAGGAACTTAAGAAAAAATTGCCTGACGATCCGCAACTTAAAAAGGTAAATTTTGATGAATAATGTATTAGACTTAATAGCATATAAAAACGGTGAATTCCTGCCGTTAAAAGATATAGGACCTAGCATATTAGATTTTGGTTTTATCCATTGTGATGCTACTTATGATGTAATGCCTGTGTATAAAGGAAAAGCATTTTGTTATGAAAGGCACTTAAAAAGATTTCAGAATAGTGCTAAACGTTACGGACTAACTATTCCAAATGTAGATACTTTAGAAGTAATTAAAGAACTTGCTAAACGTAATCCTATTGAGAATGCATTTGTATGGTTTATAATTTGGCGTGGATATCCTTCTAGTGGAAATCCAAGAGATTTAGAAAATTGTCCTATAAATTTTGCCATGTATATTAAACCTAGTTATCCTATAGCATCAACACCGATGGTTAAATTATACTTGGATAAAAAAACACACAGAGTAAACGACGATTACTACGGACAACAATATAAGAACATGGCTTGGATAGAATTAACAATGAGTCAAATGAATTGTCCAACCGGATTTGATACGACTGTGTTAGTAGATACTGACGGACTAGTTACTGAAGGCCCTGGGTTCAATGTAGGTATTGTAAAAGATAAAGTCATAATGACTTCTAACAAAAATGTTCTAAAAGGTATTACAATGAGTGTAGTTGAGGATATAGCAAATGAACAAGATATAAATTTTCAAAGAATGCCTATAACTACAGAACTATTTTTGTCAGCAGATGAGGTTTTTATTACTAGTTCAAGTGGCGGTGTGACTCCTACAACGATTACAGGATCTGTCACTGACTTACTTATAAGCAAATACGAAATTAAAAAAGATGAATATGCTACAAAGTTATGATCCGTATTATAGAGTTATTCCTAACATTATTAGTGAACAGACTAAAAACGAATTATTAGCTATAGCTTTAAAGCCTGATGCTTTTGTAGATATAAGTTACAAAATAAGTTTCTTCAAATTTCCTAGTACAATACAAAAGTTCAACAAAACAGGATTAAATTGTGTTTGTCAGCTACTAAAAGTAAATGAATCAGGAAGTAAAATCCATAAAGATAAAAATAGACATAATGAATTTGAAGGAACATATATCCCCCGACAGACAGTAATTAGTTTTCCTTTAACAGAAAATTGTGGTGAAACTTGGTTCTATGACGAGTCACTAAATAAAGTAGCCAGTATCAATTATGAAGGGTACGGAGCAATATTAAATACTGGGGGACATTATCATAATGTTTACTTCACAGAGAACAACGATACAAGAATAGTGTTTCAGTTGTGCTTTGAAGAAACGTACGAAGATGTTTGCCAAATATTTGAAAAAAAATTGAAAGGTAAAACATTATGAAAGAACCATATTTAACAGAGCTACCCGGATTTGTAGATTTAGATTACATGAAAGGTATAGCAGATGACATGCTTACCGATGAATGGAAGAGCTTATCAGATGTTGAAGCATTAGCATTATACACAGATGTAAAAGTTGTTGATGTTGAAGCAGACGAATATCTGAGCGGAATACGAGCAAAATATCCTAAATTAAAAAGTTTTATAAAGCTAATGAAGTGTAGTAAAGGTTCTTGGCCTATACACATTGACGCACACAGGAGTTCAGCAATAAGTATACCTGTTCACAACTGCGACAGCTCAAAGATTACAAAGTTTTTTAAAAACGGAGATATAGCAGAATCAATTTATGATCAATTTGGCGATAAAAAAGGTATATGGCAATCTAACGAATGGTTAACTTATGTTGAAAATGCGGAACTTGCCTGTGAACATGTCACTGTAATGCCCACTCTAATTAATACTAAAATGCCACATCAAATAATAAACACTACTGATTCAATGAGGGTAATCTTTAGTTGGGCATATGAAGCGCCATACGCAGAGGCAGTTGCGGACCTTACCTGATGTCAACACAATATCCTGTTAACAAGCATCTCGAAGACTATGAGATTAAGTTACCTAATTTTTGGAACACTATTTATGAAGCAGGAAATCCAGCATGGGGGAAAGCACCAGCAAGTGTGTTGGAAAAGTTCATAAGTTATTTTCCTAAGGAAAGTAAAATTTTAGATTTAGGTTGCGGAGAAGGTCGTAATAGCATACCTTTAAGCAAAATGGGATATGAAGTACATGGAATTGATATTTCTGACAAAGCAATAGATAATGCTAAGAAAAAACAAAGTGATTGTGTATTTCAATGTATTGATTTATTTGAATTAAACACAGAGAACAAATATGATGTAATAATAGATTTTGGATTATATCATTTTGTACCACACGAATATAGAGAACAGTACGCAAATATAGTACAAAAGGTTTTAAGGAAAAACGGAGTCTACTGTAATCAATCAGGTAGATTAGAAAATAAATTAGGAAGTGTTGAATATACTCCTCCGCAATTAGAAGAACAAGATTTATTAAATACTTTTAAAAATTTTAATATTGTATTATTAGAAAAGGAAACATTACCATCTTTCAGCGATTATTGGGCTTACCCATGTTGGAATATGGTAGCAAAGGTAAAATGAATTACGCAGTAATTTTTAATGAAAGTGGTGACGATATAATTAGACGTACCATGGGTGCGTATAAAATTGCCGATATGATGCGTTCTCAAGGATGGACTGTCGAAGTAATAGATTGGCTGTCTAGATGGTCAAACAAAGAAGTGAAACAATTTATTGACTCGTTGCCTTACGAAGTTGATTTACTTGCCTTTGGTAATTTATGGATGATGGACGAAATGGTCAACGATAAAATTACTTTTTTAAAAAAAGAATACCCTAAGGCCAAAATCTTAATGGGAGGTCCTAAACCTTACCAAATGGATTATGGAGCAGACTGTATGGTATTTGGTTATAGCGAACATAGTATTACTCCTGTGTTAGAATGGATGTTTAACAATGGACCTAAACCTATAGGAAAATATCCTGATTGGGCACCTAATAGTCTATTGATAGATGCTAATCATCATTATAAAGGATTAGACATAGACAAATATGATTGTGTGTACCATCCAAATGATTTCATAGAACCCCATGAAGCTCTTACATTAGAAACAAGTAGAGGATGTAGATTCAAATGTAAGTATTGTAATTACGCCTTCTTAGGGGTGAAAGAAGACTATAGTAGGACACAGGATGATTTGTATAATGAAATGATGCACAATTATGAGAAATGGGGAACAACCAACTATATTATTAGTGACGATACGTTTAATGATAGAGATAGTAAGATAGAAAAACTAGCTTTAGCTGTAGAACGTTTACCCTTTGAGCCTAACTTTACTTGTTTTATTAGATTAGATTTAGTGATTTCAAGACCACAACAAATCGCATTGTTAGTGAGAGCAAGATGTTGGGGACATTTTTATGGAATAGAAACATTTCATCCAGAAGCGGCAAAAGCTATAGGAAAAGGAATGCATCCCGATAAGATAAAAGAAGGTTTACTATGGATAAGAGATGAGTTTAATGCTAGGTTAGGTTTATATAGAGGCACAATTGGAATGATAGCTGGATTGCCTAATGAGCCTGTTAAGTCTTGGTATGATAGCTTAGACTGGTTAGATAAAAATTGGGATAGTTTCTTTTATTGGGGCTTACATATTAGTGACGACCCAGATACAAAGACACACAGTGACTTTAGTGTAGACGCACAAAAATTTGGATACTTTCCGACTAAAAATAAAGAGATAATTGATTGGTCAATAAAAAAAGGATACAACGTTCCGTTTAAAGCAGATCCTATGGGTAGGCTTAATAACAAACTTGATAATAGGGCGTTAATTTGGGAAAGTGATATAACCAACTTTAAAGAGGCTTCAGAGTTTGGAGAAATGTATCACAAAGATTATTTTTTCAAGCAAAAAATTTCTAACTTTGATATCACGGAATATATAGGAAAATTTGAAGATACTGATGAACTTTTAAGTTTAAGTTTAGACGAGATGTATATAAAAAGGAAGTATAGTCAAACAAACAGAGATAGAATAGAAGAATATAAACAAAGAAAATTAAATATTTTTAAATAATTTGTTTTTCTATTTGCTCGTCAATATGTAAATCTAATTTTGGTGCTAAATTTATATTTAAAACATATCTATCTTTGTCATTATGATTATTTACGGCACCGTGAGGTTTACCTGTATCTAAATAATTCATTTTGCTAGATCTTTGAAAATGATAATCTTTATCTAAAACTCTCCATACATAATCAACATCAGGTGTTAGACAAATATGAATTCTTATACCTCTATACCATGGATAGTCAATGTGGGAAGTTTTTTCTCTACTTAACAAGTCATGTCCTGCTTCCAATTTTATAAGTCTAATCTGCGTAACTTGTCCTCTAAACTTTTTTGTTATTTCATCTAAATAGGGAAACCAAGCTGGACTTTTTTCAGTATATTCGATATCTACTGGATGATTCATATTAGAGTGAGAATGGATATTACTTGTCAATCCTTCACCTAAAGGGTCATTTGATTTAGGTTTAGTTTTAAAGCAAAGTCCGTAGTATCCTGGAACTTGTATTTTTCCTACCGGTGTGTCTACAGTATAAGCAACCATTTCATAATTACTTAATACAGTATCAATTCCTTTATCTATTTCTTTCAAGTCTATATCATACTTGTCAGGTAAACTGACTACACTATGCTGACTTTTTTGATAGTCGGTGTGCGGAGTATATAATTCTTGCCATTTGTTCACATCATACATACGTATATTTATATCCTATAAATACTTTGTAAAAGAGTGCCTATATGACAAAACAGATAAATCTTGATAACCTAAATTATTATGAGATCGAGCCGGAGAATAATTCTTTTTTTGATGTTGTGGCCGATATCACTCATCGCTGTAATATGGAATGTAAAAACTGCTACGTTCCAAACAGATTCATACCAGATATGGAAATTAAACCATATGAAGAATTTATTGCCAAACTTCCTAACCCAATTATGATACGTATAGTAGGAGCCGAACCAACACTCCATCCACAACTAATAGATTTTATAAACATTGGATTCAAACACGGACATAACTGTATTTTAATTACAAATGGACTTAGAATGTCAAGTGAATCCTTTGTTAACAAGATAGAAGCTACTGGATTAAAGCATGTTTATATGAGTCTAAACGGAATAGAAAATGATGACTGGTACGAGCAAATAGACGAAATGAGATGTGCTACAAAAAAAATTAAAGCATTTAAAAATTGTAAAGATAAATTTAACATGAACGCAGGAATAATTTTAGTTAAAGGTATAAATGAACAAGCACCAGCGGCGGCTCTTGAGTTAATTACTAGAGAAAAAGTTCCTGATATAACTTTGCGTTTTAAGAATGTAGGACAACTTGGAAGGTATCAAAAAGAAGCAGATGAAAATTTAAAGATGGCTGACATGGTCAAACTATGTGCTGACCAACTAGGTCATACAGAAGATTACATTTGGAGTCATTACGGCAAGCCCCATAGATATAGTAATGTAGTAGAACCTGGAACAATAGAATTTCCTTTAGATCCAACTAACAAAGAAAGATATAAAGGGCAATGGGTAAAAATAACAGATTGGGATACAGATAATGAAGTAGGTATTCCTGACCCTGGAAGTATTCGTAGAGGCAGAATTACAAAAGATTGGAAGTTAGCTCCTTTTTACGAACATGTGAAATTAAACGAAAATGAATACTAAAGTTAAAGAAGAAATAAAATTAGATTTTAAAGATGTTTTAATAGAGCCTAAAGAAGCAACAAAATCTCTTACGAGAAAAGATATACAAATAGAAATAGATTGGTTGGATACCACTGTACATCCTATAGCTGTTGCTAATATGACAAGCACAGGTACCTATAAGATAGCAAACATACTTACACCGATGAGATTTTTTACTTTCATACACAAAGAATATAAGTTAGAAGAACATCTAAAACACTTACGATCAATAAGTGATAGAAGATACATTGCTATTACAAGTGGTGTTCGTCTTAAAGACAGGGAAAAGACTATAGAAATTATTTCACAGTTTCCCGACATTGGACTAATCAATATTGACATTGCTAATGTGTATGCTAATGTAGAAGGTATTTTAGAAACTATTACACAGTTTAGAAAAAAATTTCCGCACATTAAAATCTGTGCGGGAAACATAGCTACGCCCGAAGTAATTAAAAAATTAGCAATGGCAGGAGCAAATTTAATAAAAGTAGGTGTAGGTAGTGGAGCCGCTTGTAAGACAAGATCTGAAGTAGGAGTAGGAGTACCACAATTAAGTGCTATTATGGATTGTTATCCTGAAGCAACAAAGTTTGGGTTAGATATTATTTCTGATGGAGGGTGTGTAACTCCAGGAGACGTAGCCAAAGCAATTGGAGCGGGAGCTAAAATAGTTATGATAGCAGGCATGGTTAGTGGAAGTGACGAGTGTGATAATGTAATTGAAATTGACGGAAAACGGTTTGTAAACTTGTATGGGCTAGGAAGTACCAAAATGTATGACAGAACAAATCCAGACGAAATGGATTACAAACCTAACGAAGGCAGAGACCTATTAATACCCTGTAAAGGGCCTATTAAACGCATTTTAAAGCAGTTACAAGGGGGTTTACGGAGTACTTGTACGTATGTAGGCGCAGAGCATATAAACCGCTTATATGAGCTTTGTACGTTCATTAAAGTCAAAAATCAAATTAATAATAGCTTGGAGAAATACGAAAATGGTTGATTTTCAGCACGTATTAGAAAATGGTGTAACCATTTCTAGTAGTGGGACAACAGGCCCGTCCAAGGACATTTTTAGAACACCAGAAAACCTTAAAGAAGCAAATCGTATAGCAGTTGATGCCCAAAAGATATCAGTAACAAGTAAGATACTTACAGTGACACGTATGACCCATGCTGGCGGATTATTAGCACAAAGTTTACCGGCTTTTAGTGTAAACGCAGAAGTGACAGCAATGAAATTTAATCCATTTAAGTTTTTAGACATTTTTAAAAATTATACCCATACATTTTTAGCACCAGCACAAATGACAGCAGTAATGAATACTAAAGGATTTAAAGATTGTGATTTGACAGGTAAAAGAATATTAGGCGGCAGTGATCCTGTATCTTGGGATATGATAGAAGCTTTTGTTTCTAAAGGAGCTATTGTACAACCTAACTGGGGAATGAGTGAAATAGGTCCTATAACAATTAACATAGAATTTGATAGTATAGATAAAGTTAACTATGTAAAGGAAAGATGTTTCGAAGGATATACAATTTTAGGAGATACATATTATTGTGATTGGAAGATAATTGATCATGAGTTACATGTGAAAGGATCAACAAGTATATATGATGACTGGTTTGCGACTGGAGATATAGTAGCTTTAGATATGGGTAATAGGATGTATTACTTAGGTAGGAAAAATTAAAATGGAAGATTGTATTTTTAAATTTGTAGTAGATCATGATAAGAAAAAGCTGTTAGAAGAGTCTAAGGTATTTCAGTACCAACCAATTAATAAAGATACCTTGACATGGATATATAATGAAGGATTGGATTACAATGACGATATGTCATTTATTGAAAAAAATAACAAATGGTGGACAGAGCAAAGGTCGTGGAATGCTTCAAGAGAACCTAAAGTCACAGAATTTGATCTCTCAGAGAGTAGACGATTAACATCTTTATTCAAAAAGATTTGTGAAACTGATACAATCAAAGCAAACTTTTTAACGCAGACACAAGGTTCTGAAGTGCCTGTACATACTGATGTAGGCACTTTATGTGCTATAAATTTTATCCTAGAAGGAGAACAAACTCCTATAAATTTTGAGGGACATGCTGATGAATACTATGATGTTGCATTGTTAAATGTAAGTATCAATCATAGTGTTCCAGTTCAAAAAGATCAAGATAGGATATTATTTAAGTTACGGTTTACCCATAATACTTTTGATGAAATAAAAGAAAAAATTAAAAATAATTATCCACTACGGAGTAATAAATGAGACCATATTTTCAGCACATTAAAGAGTTAACTTTTAGTAAAGAAACAAGATCTAAGTTAGCAGATCATATACTTAATCATAAAGACAGTTTCGCTTACACTGGCACAAAGCCAGACAAGTATGGAAAGACTGACTGGAATTGGTATTGTCCTAGAGATCTTATTCCTACAGAACTAATGGATGAGATAGGCAAGAAATTTTTAGTTGATGTACATTATGAAATACTAGGACAAACACCTTTTACTATAGGAAAGATACATGTTGACCAAAAGAATCCTTTTGTTCCAAGAGTAAGTGTTATAAGCATTCCTGTATACCCATTGACTATAAGTAGCTTTGGCCCAACAAAGTTTTGGACCTTAGAAGAAGGAGAATACAGTGATTACGATAATGCTAAATTTAAATTACAAGAAACTATAAATTATACAGATCATACTGCTGTAATCTTTAATTTGTTAGAGTATCATAATGCTACAAATGAAACAAACGACTATAGATTCCACTGTCAATTTAGTACAGATATACCTTTTAACGAAATTGTTGAATTGTATGATAAGGGTAAGTTATTTAAATTAAATTAACCCAAGCACCGTTTTCATAGCCTTGGAATTTATTATCACTTGAATTGTAAATTACCATCCCATTAGCAGGAGTCAAAGCATCTCTTTGTGTAGTTGTCAAACTACCAAACTGGACGTAACTTGCTGTTGTCACACCTTTATCTGCTTTAATTCTCATTGCTTCGCCATATGTTGATATAGCACCGTTTCTTGTTCTAATAATTAAATCTGCTGATAGGTTATTTGTAGAAACACTATTAATAACACTATTCATGTTCGCACCAATTAAAACTGATGCTCCGTCATATGCTGACCAACCAAATCCACCAATTACATCATTTGCTTGTACAGTTGTTCTTGCTCCTAAAACTCCTCTGGATCTGAAAATACCTAATTCGTCTGCTGTTACATCATTGTGTACATTTCTAATCTGTATAGTTGACTGTGGAAAAGAACCGTTTGTTGATGTTGTATTATAATTAAAAGCTGGATTGGCTGATTTAGTACCAATGTTAATTGTGTTATCAAATGTTGAAACATTCATAGCATTAATGGAGCCAGTAATTTGATTGTTAATACCGTCAACTAGTAGTCCTGAACTGTCATCACCAAATACTGAACCTGTCATAGTACCTGTTAATGAGCCAGTGATAGTTCCTACTACATTACCTACAACATCACCAACCACTCCGCCTGTATGTGATCCGTTAGTATCACCTGTAAGGTTTCCTGTTAGTGTAGTTGCCGCTACTGTTGAAGTTTCTACTGGTCCTACTATTTTTCCGTTGATAGCATCAACTAATAGTGTGGAATCATCACCATATATGTTACCACGTATGTCTACTGCTGGATTGTTTGTTGCCGCCCATTGAGACCCTGTATATACTAAAATTTGGTCTTTTTGTGCCGCTAGTGCTTGAACGTTACCTAAGTCTTCTAGGTTTTGTGTGGATACTGAAACTGCTACACCACCTTGTGTGGCTCCATCACCTACAAATACTTCTTTACTGTCTGTTGTATAAACAAGTTCACCTTCCGCGGGTGTAAAACCGGGGTTGGTTTGCAGTGCTTCTTTAGTCCCTCTTTTAAGTCTTAAAGTACCCATCTAATACTCCTAATTCGTTGTTGTATATATTTATCACATTAATCAATTATCGTGTTCTCTTTTTTCTGGGGTTTTTTAAGAATGCTCTAGTACGTTTTTCTATATCTCTCTTAAGTTTAGGCGTGTTAAGCCTAAAATCAACGTGTAATATATCTTCTCCGTACTCTTTGAATAAATCTGATATGCTTTTGTCTAGATCAGCACCGGTTTCTCTTTTTGCGTTACAATCTATCTCCCACACTCTACCTTTTTTAAATTCTACCTTTATAGAACTAAGATAGTTTATGGGGATAGTATGTATATCAATATCTTTGAAAACGTCTGGCCAATGCTTAATTACATCATCAGGAAGCCGCTTTGACACTGGCTTTGCTTTTCTTAGTAGTAGGAACTAGCTCTTCAGCTTGTTCTCTTAGACTTTTTGCTTCTTTATAAAGTCTATCAGCTTGAGATCTATAGCTTGCCGCCAATTGCTCATCTGTCAATGCCGCGTTGTTCGGGGCTTGAATATTTGCCGCCTGTGATTCTGCTAGTACGTTTGATGCCTTTGGCATCTCGTTTACTGAACCAGCTTCTGTAATAGTTGTGCCTTCTGGCAATTCGTTTGGATTTTTCATAGCCAAACCTGCTACAGTTGTGCCTCTTTGTTCAGCAATAATTTTAACCAGTTCATCTAATCCTACAGTTGCGTTTGGATTAGGCATCATTTCAATTGAAGTGTGCGGAACCTTAACTAATTTTCCAGTAGCATGGAATCTAGCTAACATGTTCGAACCATCTGGTAATGTGCTTCTTGCCATTACTTCAGCAAATTCAAATGCCGATTGGCCTGCGTTACCTTGGACAGTATTAATTAAAGCATCGTGATCAGCATCTTCTAATGTTGCCGTATCAATCACTAATGCACTTACTGCTGGATCTTCATTTGGGATGACTTTGTAAGCGACAACAACCTTTCTCTGGTTGGCTTTAAGTCTACCTACGTGTTTTATATCAGCCATTATTTGTCTCCTTTAGACTCTTCTTTTCCTTCGTTGGCTTTTTTTGCTTCTTCTTCTGCCTTTTGAACAGTTGAAAGGAATGAGTCAAGTTTGTTAAAAGTTTTGCCAACGGCTTCCATTTCATTTGCTCTAAAAGCACCCCTCTGTGAAGCAACATCGATAATGGATTTAATTACTCCAAGATCTTGTACAGTTAGTTCTACAGGGGCTCCAGTTGGCGGTGTGCCTTGAGCTGGTGCTCCAGCAGGTGCTTCTGCGGGGTTTGTACCTGGTACAGTTGTGTTTTCAGACATATTTTATACTCCTTCTATATAGTAATTATCTGCTCAGTATTTACTTGTACTTCAAAAGTGGACAAGCTAAAACGAAAAATGACAGCTCTTTTGGATCTTCAAATCCTACTCTTAGTACTTGATCCACATTATTATCCTTGGTTAATCCTATAGATTTTCCAATAAAATACCTGTTCTTTAAGTTGCTGTCTATCCAATTTTCAATAGCATTTTGGATATTATATTTCACAGGTAAATCTATTATAGCCAAATGGGGAGGCTGATGTTTTAATCTTCTAAACCTAAAATAGTCTTGAGGGGATAGTTTATGCTTTAGTTTCATATATTATTAGGCATCCTCGTAATGAGCAGTTATTCCAAACGGTGCTACAAAGTTTCTATCGTGATGTCCATGTATAACAAATACAGTATCACAATAATCTTCATCACCCCAACTACCAAATGGATAACCGTCTGTAAACATAATAAACTTCTTAGGTTGTATATCGTGTTCTTTCATATATTCCCAATTAACCATAAAGTCAGTACCGCCACCTCCTACTGGTTGATACTTAGAAAAGTCTTCTCCATCTGAACTAGAATAATCTTTTTCAGCATATACATTAGTATCAAAACACCATAGTTTTAAATTGTATTCTTTAAATTCATCCATTATACCTTTTACTTCAGATAGGAATAATTTAGCTTGATCGTCTCCAATAGAACCTGACATATCAAAGCCAATAGCACAATCTATCTGTTGATCAAAATTCATACCTGGTAAAACAACACCACTATGCCAACCTTTTCTACTAGGTCTACTAAATGTATAATCATTTCTTACAGTTGCCTGAATTTGTTGTCTTAGTATTTCTTTCCAATTCATTTTAGGTTCAGTAAGTTCTTTTATCATTCTTTCTATTTCAGCAGGAACATTACCAGCACCAGCGGATTGTGCCGCAGAGATCATGTTTTCTTTTATTTGATCTCTAATTTTTTTCATTTCATCTTTTGTATAATGCGGACGTTGTCCGTTTTTAGAACCATTACCTTTTTTACTTTGCCCTGGTTTTTTCTCCCAGTCAATATGCTCGTCTAAAAGTTCGCCTAATTGTTTTAAGAATTGCTTACCGTTCTCTTTAGCCTTCTCGTATATGTCATCATATACTGCTTCTGATTGCCAACCATCATATTTCCAGTCTTGAAAAATAGGAATCATTTTTACTGGATCACCAATTTTATCTCTTACCAATGTATTATTTACAATATAGTCACAAGCGATATTATAAATTTCTGGATCTCTTTCTTCACGTCTAATAATATGGTCAAAAACACAATGAAGTATCTCATGTGCTATAACAAACTCTATCTCTTTATTAGATAAAGCATTAAAGAATTGTGTATTATAAAATAAATGTTTACCGTCTGTTGCGGCAGTAGGACACCAGTCATCACAGTTTTTAACAATAAGTCTTGTAGCCATGTTACCAAAGAATGGGTGTCTAAGTAGTAATCCTACTCTTGCTACAATTATTCTATCAGCAACGTCTTCTCTCATTGCTTTAAGCTCATCTACTGTAAGCTCTTTTGGTTCAAATCCTTTAGTATCTATAGTCATGTGCCTCTCCGTATTGCCTTATTATATATTTAATATACAACATTTTTCATCATTTGTCAAGTGAAAAAATGGGCGTTTTTTAAAGGAGACGCCCAAACTCCTAGTGCTATTAAGCACTTTGAGCCGCAGTTACGTACTTACCAAACCTGTTATGGAATTCATCGAAACAGTCGACCTCATCTGGGTCTATTGGAAGTGAGTATTGTGTGAGGGCTAACTTTATACCCATAACAACCAATTCTGTATCAAAGTTGTCCATTGCGAATCTAAGGAAGTTATTAACTTTCGTATCAAACTTTTTATCCTTTTTATCACAGGCTTCTTTCAGTTCATAGCATAAAGAGACTGTCAAGGAATACATGGCACTGATTTCTTTAGTCTCTAAATCCTTAACCTTGCCATCTAGGATGTCAGTGGGTTTAGGAAGTTTTGAAGCAACCTTACGATGCGCCATGAACTTAACGGCAAGTCCTTCGCCTACGGCACCACTTACCAAATCGGTAGTGGTATTCTCATCATCATCGTCTTCGATAAGCTCGGAAACAAATGACCAAGAACGCGGTGTAGCAAATGAACGACTTGGGCTTTTTGGATCAAAGTCATACAAGTCCTTCTTGCTAAAATTTAAATAACCTACGACGTCTTGATGAAGTTTATGCTCAGCCGCCCACTGAAACCAATCATCAAAGTCTACTTTCATTTCTAAGTGAATGAACCTGTTTGCCAACGGAGCAGGCATTCTATAAGTAACACCTTTGTCAGCATCTCTGTTACCAGCCGCTACAATAACAACGTTCTCTGGCAAATGATAAGTGCCTACACGTCTGTTAAGAATAAGCTGATAAGCCGCCGCCTGTACAGCCGGAGGAGCAGAGTTCATTTCGTCCATAAATAAAATGACTATTTCATACTTCTTAGCGGTTTCCGCATCAGGAAGTTCTGAAGGTGGTGCCCATACCATTGTACCGGCATTGCTATCAAAATAAGGAATGCCTTTGATGTCTGTAGGTTCCCATAATGAAAGTCTTATATCAATTACTAATGCTTTTTTATATTCGTCACCTATTTGATGAACTACTTCAGACTTACCAATGCCTGGAGGTCCCCAAATAAAAAGTGGTCTTTTCTTTTTGAATGCCCTACGGATACTTCTTTTTGCTCCGTTGGGTGATACTGTTCTTAATGCTATATTGTCCATATTGTACTCCTTTATTTGTCAGTGCCTAATTTCTAACTATGTATACATTATAGCACAGAACAAATAAAAGTCAACCTCTTTTTTACCAAAATATTATTTTTTTTGGCGTTGAATTGCTTTTACTAATCCATATTTTCGGAGGTCTCCGGAGAAAAGATGTAGTTCCATAGACTTCTTTTCGTCCGTTACAAATATACTTCTTGGGGAAAGATAATAAGGACAATTAATAAATTGATCCAAGAATATCACAGTTTGTGTTGTCATTGTGAAATCTTTTGGAAAAGGAATTTCATACATTTGTAGATCTATTTTTTCAACCAAAAAATCAAAACCGTCGTCGGTAAGTCGTAATCCGCCAGTCTCTTTTCCTCTAGTATTTTGCCACCAAGTAGGCATGTATTGTTTTAGCGAAGTTTCACTAATAGCAATATCAGCCTGTTTTAGGAAGATCTTAGTGTATGTTTCTTTCCAGTTCATTCATCCGTAACCACTTCTCCGTCAGTTAATTTATAAACGGAAAAATCTTCACATTTGAACATCTCATTCAGCTTTTTAGCTAGATTATGAGCATGTCCTGGATTGGAGAAGGACACCTTTTTATATTTGGGTCCAGGATAATTTGTTAAAGCATTAGAGGTTTTTAGGTTGAATGGTGCCTTTTTAAAAAAGACGGCCCATATCGCATCAGCCTTTAATATTTGTTCACATTTATAATTATTCTTATCAATGTTCTCTAATATTACTGTTGGTTTTGGTCTACTCATATACGTATCCTTAAAATTATATACGTATATATTTATCTCTTTTTAGGTTATACTATCGGTTTACTTCCAATTAGTACCACCATCCATTGCTATAGTTACAGTCTCTTCTCCTGTAGATTTGTTATCTACAATCAACTGTTCTAATCGACCTTGATTATTAGCAACTAGAATGCTTAATGAATACATAAGATTTTTTGCTTCTTGAATATTCATTTTTATTTCTTTGTGCTGACCTGAATCAGCAATTTTTACTTGTTGAATAAACTTTTGTATAGGAATAGTATTAATTGCTTCTTTTGTTTGCATTTTTAAGTTCCTCTCTCATAGTAAATTCAGTCTTGAAAGGACCCTTATAGTCATATGTTTCAAGAGTTACTAACTTAGGACAAAAACTTCTTACCCAGCCTTTGTCAAATTTAATTACATAGTAACCAGCACAATATAAACTTTTTGACTTTTTACTCTTTGTAAAAAGTGGAAGTTTCTTTTGTACATTGTAAACTACATTATGTGGTTTAGTCGAAGTTGAAAATCCATGTATTTCTTTTGAAATACTTCCAGCATCTGAAATACTTGTTTTATCCCAACTTACTCCGCCTATATAACTATTAAAGCTCTTTGTGTCAGTAAAGTATTCAGTACCTGTAGCACAACTATACATGTATCTTTTATCTTCCTGTTTAGAAAGTGTGCCTATTCTTTGTCCGTTGTTTTCAATAATCCAAAACTTATTTTTTAATATTGGTTTTGCTTTTATTGTCATTTATACCTCCTTATGAATATTTTGCCTGTAGTGGTTCAGCATATTGTTGAACGTTATCTGCTATCTTTTGTAAATCATGTTTAGCACAAAACTTCATAAGATGTAATCCTACCTGTGATATGCTCTTAGGTTTTTCTATAGCATCTTCAACAACATCATTTATAATTGATCTAATATTACCAGGTTGTGCTGATAAGTCACATAACACAACGTTTCTATTGTAATCATCAAGTACTCTATGTTCATCGCCTTTATGATCCATCCAACGTTGTAACATTAAGTTATTCCAATTAAAGCCTTTGCTTTTCCTATCTGCGTAGGCTTCCATAAGTCCTACTTTGTTTTTAGTACCTTTTGTTCTTACGCCAGGGTAAGCACTGAACACGTTATCACTTGTATCACCTCTCATACACTTTTCAAACAATAACCATTCCGGATCAGGAGCAGGCTTTTCTTTGCCTGTCTTCTTATCAATAACAGGCAATCTTTTCTTGTCATCAAAGTATCCTTCGTGTGTAATAATAGTATTAGATACTCCGTTATATTGGCTTACATTACTAGCTATCAATTGAGCAAAGTCCCCATCAGTAGAAATAATAACATGATTATCGTTAGGGTGTGCTTGAACCCAACCAGCAATAAGATCATCTGCCTCTAGTTGCGGATTGTGTAAAACAGAACAATTTGTTTTGTTATGTACAAATTTATTAAATTCATCAAATATTTCCCAGAATACTTTATCTTCTTCTTGTTCTCTTTCTGTCTGTGCCGCACGAGCATCACTTCTGTTTCTTTTATAAGGCTCGTAATAATCTTTACGCCAACTACGTCCTTCTAAACAAAAGACAACATGAGCACCATCAAAGTCTTGATATGCCTTTCTTATGCCGCCTAATGTGATATGTAATGCCATGCCAATCTTTGTTTCTAAGTCTCCTCGGATCACATGTCTAGCACGGAAAAATGTATTCGCTGTATCTACAAGTATATAAGTCATAGTATTACTATACTTTCTAAAAGTTAATTTGTCAAGAAACTTTTGTTTTTTCTTCATCAATTTTGGTAGTATCTATAAATCCTGAACCTCTTTCGGGATCTTCTCCACCTTCTTCAAGAACTTGTCTAGCTATAGTTTTAAACCAAGCATCAACAATTTGTTCATTTGATTCACCAGTATATCCAGCATCAAGTAACTGTTCTATGAATTCATTGTTCCAATCAAGTTCAAAAAATCCATTCTTAATATTATCTGGATTTACTTTTGTATCTAAAACACCAACCCAAGGTTTACCATCCTTAGATGCCGCTTCTTTTTCTTTGGCTAGTACTGCTCTTCTTTCTTCTTCAGCACTGAGAGGTTTTTTAACTTCCTCTTTCTTTTTACCAAGACCTTTTATCTTATTAATGATATCTTTCATATCACCTCCTTTACGTTCCTATTGCGTTTCCAAATAGATAAACATGTACTCTTGCCGCCACATTATATCCTCTTTGAAATGCCATTTTTGCTACATCACCTGCTGTCGCACTCTGTTCTTCTTCTCTTGCTCCTACAGGCATTACCCATATAGGCCAATCAACACCTTGTGCTTTAAATTGTTCTACAACAGATTCCATTTCATCCCATTGTTGTTGTTCACTACCAACGACAAATTTTAGTTGCCCTGCTTTAGATAGTTCAGCATACTCACCTACTACCTCTGGTATGATTGCTTTTTTAGCCTCCTCGCCTGCTACTGTCCATAACTTAGGACTACAACTAAAGAACACTTCTTCATCTATCCTTTTCACCCAATCTTTAAAAGGATCTCTCAACTTTTGTGTACCGTTAGTTTCAAAAGTCATCGAACTAGGCAAGTTACCTTGTTTTTCTAATTCTTCATATATACCAATACTTGCTGTCTGTCCTGTTATCATTAAAGGCTCACCGCCTGTAAAACATAGATGTTGTCTTTGTTTACTAACAGGATGTAAAAACAAACCTTCTGGATTAGAATCTGTTCTTAGTATATCTACAATCCTATTTGCTAATGTACTAGGAACTTCATGCCCCATTAAGTGTTTATACTTTTTTGCCCAAGTATATGAACTATCACAACCTTTTTCCCACACAGGCAAGTCTTCAACTCTCTTTACTTGACTTACATCGTAATCTAAAAACGGAAGATCATATGTTTCTGGATTAGTAGGATCTATTTGTCCAAAGCCACTACATTGTAAATTACACAGAAAGAAACGTATCCAAGCAGTAGGCACACCTGTATAATGTCCTTCTCCTTGTATAGAGTGAAATATTTCACTGTAATATACTTTCTTTTCTGCTTTTTCCATATCTAACTAACCTGAAAAGCTATATAGATACAAATAGCAATAATAAAAAGTTTACCATAGTCAAGGTCGAAATCTGTACCTTCACCAAACTTTTTTCTAAATTCACTTAACTTCATTAGACTATCTCCTCAATTATTCCTAATGCTTCTGCTATGACAAATGCTCCACCTGATAACATTATAACAAAACCTGACTCTGCTATAAAGATATCACTGTACATATTTGCCGACCAAAAAACGTAGCCTCCATAGGATAGTAATCCACCTGCTACGATTCTAAAAATACTTTTAACTATACTAACTGAAAAATGATTTAAATTCATATCTACCTTTCTACCTAGGAGCGAACTCCTGTTGTAATTTAATATTATCCATAAACTCCTTTTTAGTTCCTGGATCCTCGTTAAATGCTCCTCTTAGTACAGTGGTTTGTGTTAAACTACTATGAGCACCTATTCCTCTATTCTCACAACAACCGTGTGTTGCTTGTAAGTAAACGCCTATGTTCCCACTACCTGTTGCTTTTTGTATTTCATTAGCAATTACATTATTAAGTTCTTCTTGTAATGTACCTCTTCTGGCACACCATTGTGCGATACGTGTATATTTAGAAAGTCCTATAAGTGTTTCTGCGGCGATAATACCTATGTATGCTACACCTGAAACTGGCTGATGATGATGCGAACACATACTTTTAATTTCTGAACGCACAACTAACATACCTTTATAACCATCATCTACATGATTAGGAAAAGCAGTAGCATTAGGCATAGGTTCATACCTGCCACTCATAATTTCATTTATATACATTTTTGCTAGTCGTCTACCAGTGTCCATACTGTTAGGATCATTAAACCGATCAATAACTAGACTATCTAGTACTGCTTCAAACTTTGGTGTTAGTTCTTCAATAAGTTCTTCTTTATCACCGGGCTCTAATATTTGACTGATGTTATCACCCGCCCAGTATCTAATACCTGATTTTTTTAGTTTTTCTACAATTTGATCACTTTTACTCAATTTCTTCTCCGATGTTAAGGCAGTGGATTGCCACTTTTTCTGTTTATTATATATGTTATTTAGGTTTTTGTCAAGTGTTATTTTCATTATTGGTATCCTTCACATAGCCAAAATATTGTCTTGCTATCTTATTGTGTATCTCTCTTATGTAATGTTCGCTATCTAATCGATAGTGATCTGTTTCAATATCTATATCCATTTTACTTTTAAAGAAAGCTTCAGCACTCATAGGAGCTCTTACACAAGATAGTTTTCCGTAATAGTCTATATTTTGTGGTATAAACACTCTATCATTTATACTCCACAAGTACCATTTAATATTTTTATTTTTACACATAGTATCTATAGCTAACAGGTCTATACAATAATCTTTGTATTGTAAAGGACTTACAAGTTCGTGCCATAGTTTTGTATATGAATATTTTTCATGAAATGGTTGAAAGTCATATCCTACTTTCATATCATTAAAGGCAAAACCTTTAAATTCTTCGTAATTTTCTTTTCTAGTCTGTTCGATCATTTCTATATAGTCATCTGTAATTCTATGATCAGTATATCTATCAATTAAACTATCTTTAGGTTGGTCGTTGTCTAAGTATAGGCTAGAATCTGTCTCTTCTCCTACTCCTAGATTCTTGGAGCATGATAATAAAAATCTGTTCCAATATGTTGATTGTATGAAGACTTCATCAATATCATCATATCTATCAAGCATTGTTTTTAGCCAGGCGGGATATTTTCTATTACACCCGCCTGGCATACTGTATATTACAGTTTGTTTGTTATTATCATTAGCATAAATCTCAGCATAATTATTACTTTCCCATGAATGA